ATCACATACATTATCATGCTGCAAAAATTAAGATTGCGCCAAATATCAGGAACACAAGGAACAGGACAAAAGCAGCAATGATTGAAAAAAAATTATCCCTGTTCATTTCTTCTCATTTAATTTTAAGATATTCCTCACCTCATTTGCAGCATCAAGGACTTCATCATCAAGTTCATCAAAAATGATTGCATCAGTTATCTTTGCGGCAAGCAATCCATGATACAATTCAGCAGAATAATTCACCATCAGGTTTGTGGTTGCACCATCCAACATTGGAACATTCTTGGTGCCAATGGTGCCAATTATCTCTTCATGTGGTTCAACACCCTCTTCCACAATGTATTTGATTGCCTGTTCTGAAATGAAGTTCTTCATTGTCTCATGAAACTCTTCACCAAAAATTTCAATGAACTGATTTTGATTTATTCTTGTGCTCATACTTTAAATTTCAATTATTTTTATTCCAAATTTTTCCAGCATCAACTTCCTTTTCAGCACATACAGTTGCGTCTTAAAACCTTTTGTATCTTCCACAACCAATTCATCCTTCCGGTTCCTGTATTGGAAGTCTGCCTTGTATATACATTCACGTTCAGTCTCATTCCTTTCCACAAGCACATAAGGAACTTGCAACCTCAAATCATGAATCTTGCCATTCTTCTCCATGACAAGAAGTTCCACATATCTTCTTGCTTCCTTCTTGCTGTCAAATCTTTTTCCATCAACAATGACCTTGATATTGCTGAATTTGCTCTTGTTCTTTTTCCTTTCCAGCTTTTCAGGATTTATGAAGAAGTCCTTAATATAACCACCTTCCTTCAGCTTTTCAAGTGATTCAATATTTAAGATTGACCTTCTTTTCATTTAAGAGTTACTTATTATTTAACTGCCAGTTTTTTAATAAGGTCATTTATTTTTTGGTTCAGGGTTCTTCCATGCTTCTCCTTTGCTTGGTTGTATGCATATTCATCAACCCTGAAGGATTTTGACACAAGTGGAAATTCAACTGCTTTCCTTCCTGCTCCTTCCCTTGCACCTCCATGAGTTGATTTCTTGATTTTTGCCATAATTTAAAAGTAATAAGATATTTTTTGAAATGAAATACTTTTTTCAATATAAAAAAACCGGAAAGTTTCCGGTTAATCAATTGGTTTGAAATGTCCATCTTTTAAGCAGATAAGGAATGATTCAATATTCATTTGCTTGACTTCCTTTGCACCTGAATAAACCAAACTCCCATCTTCCCTTTTTGGTGCAGTGAAAAAAACTGCTTTCTTGTTTTGCTTAACGATTGTCACCAAATATTGCTTATTGTCCCATGCAGTCAGTGAAAATTTCTGTCCAGTGTAATTGATTGAGGTTTCCATTGTGAGAATTTTTAAATTTGAGATTCAAAGATAAAAGGTTTTTTGATTCCGCAATACTTTAATCAATATTTTTTTAAAATAAAAAAAACCGGAAGGTTCCGGTTCTTATGCAGGTGTGATTTTACACCTGCCACCCAAAAAGGTATATTTCACACCAAGATATTCTGAATGGTTCTTCACTGTCCCTTCAATGGTAATCCTTGCACCCTTCTCAATTCCATCAGGCAACTTTCCACTTCTTGTGACAGTGTTCCCATTGTCATCCTTTACCCTGATTTTATGGATAACCTCATCACTGTAATAATTCCCTGTTGTTGCAATGGAAATGACTTCACCTTCCACTTTTACTTTTTGGCCAACTTCACCGATATAAGAAGAACCTTTTTCACGATTTATTTCAGTCACCTTTGCTGCTGCTTCTTGGCGAATTTCAGACAACCTTTCAATCAGTCCCTTGTTCTTTCCATTGTAATTATTGGACAACCACAACACATAAGAAGGATTGACTTCCATCACATCATTGATACTTTGACCTTCATATTTTCCAAATGGAAGGTAATTGGGTTTTGACTTTTCCTTCTTCAACCTTTGTGAATCAAAATCAACAATCACAACATTCTTCCCTGCAATCCTTCTTGCTTTGATTGCTGCTTCCATCAAATCATCTGCAAGGATGCAACAAAATCTGAATGGGTCAACATATGCTGATGCACACTTCAGGTTAAAACGATATAAAACAAACCTTACATCTTTGCTGTTGTCAGACTGTCCCAAGGTTAAATAAAATTCACATATCCTGTTTGTGTCCATGATGACACCTTCTTCCAGAAATGATTCAACTTCTGAAATCTGCTCTTCAGTGTAATTTTTAATTGTCCTTTCCATTGTGAGAATTTTTATTGGTTGATTAAAGTGATTCCAGTGATTGAATAAGTTTTACAAATTCAGACCATGAACATTTCACAAATGTCCACTCATAACCATTGTATGAATATTGGTAAGTTCCCGGTTTATCTTTTGCAATTGCAATTCCTTTCATTGATGCAAGTTTGAGAAGTTCTGCTGTTTTCATGTTTTTCAGTTGTGAGACACAAAGATAAGGTCATTAAATTAATGACCAAATCTTTTTTGACATTTTATTTTGATATGTCATATGCATTTGGATAGCGTTTATTTATTTTATCATCTGCTTGACTTTCATCTTTTGCCTTAACAATCACTCTTCTTGTTTTAAGGTCACCATATTTTGTCCAGACAGCAACAGTGAAATAAAAATCATTCAGTGTGCTTTTTTTTGTCTTTTGCTTTTTGAATGCTTCCAGTGATGAAGACAAGTCTGAATTTAAACCATTTGTAAGGCAATAATCAAGGTAACTTTTCATTTCTTTTTGTTTTGTTGCACAAAGATATGTGCTGATTTGATATTGCAACACTTTTTTCAAGATTTATTTTTGCAGCATATGTTGCAAAAAAAAGTGGCAACATAAAAATGTCACCACTTAACAAAAAACCATGAAACAAATTAATTTGGTTTTTGAATCGGCAAACAGGTGACTTCATATTCAGCATTAATTTCATCCCTCATTTCTTTAAGCAAATTCACCTCATGTTCCATATGAACAATCAGTGAATCAACAGTGCTCACCAAAACAGACATATCACCCTTTTGACGGTATCTTATCATGTTTCCACTTGTCTTCATGATTGCTGAACCTTTAAGAATGTTTCCTTCTTCAGAGACTTGCAATTCAGGTGAAACTTCCACCTCCTGCTTCTCCACATGCACCATGAATCCAACAAAAGTGATTCCTGCTTCTGCTGCAATATCAACAACTTTCTTTGCCACCTCATCAAGTTCTTCCTGCTTATTCATTTGTGATTTCCGTTTCTTAGTTTAGTTAATCGGATTTTCAGTTGGTTAATTTCATCTTCAATGGGAGCAATATGCTTTAAATGCTTTTTGCCCCACTTTTGCTGCAGGTGGGCCACCTGCATTTCAATACTTTCAATTTCAATTTCTTTTTTCTTTGCCATTGTCATTTGACTTTTACTTATTGTTTAAAAAAATTTTATTGGTTTATGCAGACACAACCTTCAATGGTCTGATTGGAAGATTATGCATGAACTCCTTCAAATGGTCAACCCTCACAACTCCTGATTCATCCAACCATTCAGTCAATCCATATTTTTCTTTATACATGATAATAAACCTTCCTCTTGGATTGTTTGCAGCTTGGCAATGATTGTTCAGGTTATTGAATGCAGCAGCTTTTGCATTGTGGAATCCTGTTTTTGTTTTTGTTGCAGCTTCTTGGATTGTTTCATCCTTTGCCATTCCAGCCCAAAGTTCATCCCAAGATAAAAAGCGGTTTTCTTTTTCCAAGATTCTTCTTTGACCATCCAACCAACCAATCTTTTTGGGTGACTGCTTTCCTTCTTTTTTTGTTCCAAGTTTCACACCTTTCAAAATCTTTGTCACTGAATCTTTTTCTTTGAAATGAGCAATGACATTGACAATTTGTTCAGCTTCTTTGATTTCATCTTTCAGTGCATCCATCTGTGCTTGCACTGAATCAAAATCCCTTTTCACCGATTCATAAAAGTTTCTTTTTTCATTGTATTCAGGCATTAACTTTTCAACCTGCACTGCAAGTTCTGCAATGCTTCTTCCCTCTCCTTTTAAAACTTTGATGATTCTTTGTTGCATGGATTCATTGAGGTTCATAACATAAGTGTCTTGATTCATGGTGTTTTAAATTTTATTGGTTTTTAAATTCTGGACAATATTGGAAGATAAAATTCAGACTGCCAAATTTTTTTGGACATTTTTTAAAATGGGTTGGTGTCACGTTCTTCTTCATCATCATCAGTGTCATTGTCATACCAATCAATTGCAGGTGAAATTTTTGGAACTGGAAGTGCAGGAACAGGATTCAGTGGAATCACTGGAATCATGAATGAAGTATCTTCATAAAACAGCATTTGTTCAGGTTTGAATAAAATCTTCAATTCTCCAATTGAACCATTCCTGTTCTTCTCAATAAGTAAAAGTGTTTCATAAGGCCCAAAATCACCTTGTTTTTTTAATTCAGCTTCAAGTAATAAATTCCGGTGCAGCATCATCACCACATCAGCATCTTGTTCAATTGCTCCTGATTCCCTTAAGTTGTGCATCCTTGGGATTTTATCATTGGTTGCTTCACTTCCCCTGTTTAATTGTGCCAACAGGATGACAGGGATTTGCAAATCCATTGCAAGGGTTTTGCATGCCCAACTCATTTTTGCAACTTCCCTTTCCCTTGTGGTTCCTTTCACTGAATCAGGGTCAATCAATTGCAGGTAATCAATGAAGAGAATATCCAAACCATATTTCTTTTTCAGCTTGTGTGCCTTTGCTTTAAGGGTTGAGATATTGATTCCTGTTTGGTCTGAAAAGTAAATTTTTAATTTTGTCATCTTTGACATTTTCCATGTCAATTCCTGATATTGGTCTTCATTCAACCTGTTCCTCCAAATTCGCCAAAATTCAAAACCACTGTCCATGCTTAACAATCTTCCTGCAACTTGCTTGTTTGGCATTTCCAGTGTGATGACACCAACACACTTGTCATCCTTTGCTGCTGCAAGCACCATTGCTTCAGCAAATGCAGATTTACCAATGGAAGGTCTTGCACCAATAACAATCAATTGTGTTGGCTGGAATCCATGAATCATATCATTGACATTCCTGAAACCTGTTGTGATACCAATAACGTCTTTCCCTCTCACCATGTCCATATGTGGAACCAATTTTTTGGTGAACACTTCTTCCAGTGTTTCCCAATCATCATCAGCTTTCACTTCAAATATTTCTGCAATCATTTTTTTTGCAAACAATGCACCCTCAACAGGGTCATCAAAAGCACCTGCTTCCATTTGCATCTTCAGCAACATTCTTCTTCCTGCAAACTGTCTCAAATAAAAGCACCATGTTTCAATGTGTGCAGAACTCACAACAGCATTGGTTGTCATGGTTGCATAATACCTCATATCAATGGTGCTGATTTTTTTCCATTCTTCTTCATCAGCAGTGATTGTGACTGTCAGTAAATCAATTTGGATGCTGTTGTCCCACATGAAAAAAATATGCTTTATTAAAAAAGCATTCTTGTCATCATAAAAGTGAAGAGGTTTGATTAATCCAAAAATCCTTGCAACTGCATCAGCTTCCAGCAGACAAGCACCAATGATTCCCATTTCAAGTTCCACATCATAATGCTTTCCTTTTTCGTAATTCATTGATATTAAATTTTAGGGCAAAAGTTACTTATTACACTGCACTTTTTGTTGTGCAATGTTTATCCTTTCTCTTCCATATTAAATGCCTTTTTTAGCTTCATGGCTGGCATGCAGAATCCAAATGAAATTTTATCGGTTATTGGTTGGATATTGGCTGCATGCCACCCAATTTTTGCAGCATCATGCAATTTTCATTTTTTCTGCTGCTGCTGCTGCAAGTTCCCTTTCAACCATTCTCATCCTTTCAAAATAAGCAGCAGTTGCAATATCAACATTCCCAACAAAAACTGTTTCCGGTCTTGCCTGTTCAGGTTTCTTCAGTGGAACATGCTTCTGTTGCTTCAGCCAATTGTGGAAATGGTTGAGCACATCATTCAGGGATTGATAAAAATTGCACCCATTGAACTTTTCCAGCTTGAAGAGTTCATAATAATTCAACACCTCTTCAGGTGTCAGCAGCACCATCCTTGCCCTTTTGTAAATTTCCCTTGCCTTGTCAATCATTGCAGGTGTCAGGGTGCATTTGTTCCCTTCAGATACAGGGAAGTTGTTTGCAGGTTTGGAAGGTTTTATTGGTTCTTTTGGTTTTTCCGGTTGTTGTTGGGTTTGTTCTTTTTCGGTGGGTTTTTCCGGTTCAGCAGGAATTTCCAGAATCGGTTCAGGTTTTTGGAAGAGTTCTGTTTTTTCATTTTTTGAATTTTTAAAATTCTGTTTCAAAAGTTCAAGTGATTTTTCTTCCAGCTTTTTTAATTTTTTCTTTAACTCTTCATTTTCTTTTTTTAACTGTTCGGTTTCCTTTGCTCTTAAATCTTCAACACTGTTTTCTGTATTCTGTATTTCTGTATTTGTATTTAATTCTTTCTTATTAAGAGTATTATTTAAATACAATGTATTTACCCCCCACTTTGAACCCACCTTTGAAGTCTGTTGATTATCAACATTTTGTGCTTCACCCAAAACAGTCTGAAACGACTTGAAACATTCTGAAACATTTTCAGGCATTTTTAACTCATCAACAGTGTCCATTTTTTTATTGTCCAATCCTTCAGTAATCCCATATTTTTTATGGATATTATTAATGGATGCATTCACATGATTGTTGAGATTTTTTATGCTTCCATACTGAAAAGAACAGAAGTCAACAATATACCACAACCCATCCTTTATGACTTTTATTCGCTCCTTACCTGCATTAAAAAAAGCCAATGCCTTATCAGCAAGAACCCTTGCATGATGCTTGAAATTGAAGTCCTTGGTGTTCACCCTGAACAGTCCCGCATGGTCACACTTGGAAAATAAATGCACCCAAAAATGTTGATAACTCAATGGCATTGCCATGTACCAATCTTCTTGGTCAAGATTGGTGTCAATGAATCTTTTTGACATATGATAAAATTGAAAAGGTTTAAAAATAGTCGGGCAAGTATTCTGAAACATTCAAAATCAACCATGTATGCTGATTTATCACCTTAACACGATTCTTCCCGGCATTAAAAAAGGTCAGTGCTTTTTCAGCAGTGACCAATGAATCTCTTGTTGAAATACTTCTTAAATTATAATCCATAATCCTTGCTTGCACATTGTTCAATATCCCTTCATTTGGAACATTCAGTGCAACAACTTCAAGCCAAAGGATTTGATATTCAAGTGGCATTGACTTATACCAATCCTGATTTGTTAACCCTGATAAACAAACTGCTAAAAATCTACTATCTTTATCCATGATAATTTGTTTTTATTTGACATGATGATTCATTATTGACATGGTGATTCATTTTTTACTCCCGGTTGAAATTAAAAATCCCTGCATCTTGGTTCATGCAGGGATTTTTTTATCTCATGGTGGACGGTTGATTATTATTTGATGAGTTGTTGACCTCATGCCTTTCTTTTTTTAAAGTTGGACGGCTAAATTAAGCACCTTTCCCCTGAAAATAATTGGTTATTTTCAACTCTTCCTTAAGGGTTGAAATCACTGTCCTTGTTGCATCCAACTGATGAGTGCAACCACTGTTCAGTCTGTCAAGACGGTCAACCAAATATGCATTTTCCCTGCATATGGATTCAATGAATTTGTTCAGGGTTGAGGGTGACAGTTCAGCATATTTTGCTTTCGCCAGCATCACACTTGCTTCAGTGGTTTCCCTCAAATAATACTTGGAATCTGCCAATGCTTTTCCGGTGGTGGCAAGATACCCTTCCAGATACCTTAAACGGTCAATGCAAGCAGCAATGTTGTCTGTTTCATAATGTGCTTCCAGATAAGATTGCACTTCATCAATCAGCTTGTAAATGGCTTCAATGGTGGCAACATTCTTTGGTTTCATGGAATGGATTTGATGAGTTCAGAAACAGCCAATTTGACCTTGTGATATTCAGCAGAAAAATCCTTCCAATCCTGTCTTGCTTTTTCTTCTTCATCTGTTGTGTTGTCACCATAACCAACATTCAAAAAATTGCTCTCAATAATGATTGACCTTTCCCTTAAGTGTATGTCATACAGTAATTTTTTTGTATTATAAACCTGCCTGTCAATTGCATCAGGACTTGCTTTCACCATCAGTGGCCCAATCCCAACAATCTCTGATTCCTTAATAATGTGTCCTTGAATTTCCATTGTTTATTGATTAAATCTTATTTAAAAAGCAGGTGTGGAAACACCCGCAATTAATATTCAGCAAAACAAATTTTTACCACCTGCCCCACCTGCTCCTTTTATCTTCCCTCACCATTGCAACTGTTGTGTCCTTCCTCCATGATGACATGAATGCATTTTGATTCTTCCGGTTCAGGTTGTATTTGAAATTCTTGTGCAGCTTCTTCATCTGCTCATAATTCCTTGCACTCACATCATACCAAATGTCAAAATAAATTGTATCAAACAATTCACCCTTATTTGGTTTCCATTCCAGCACATCACCCTGAACAATCTTCACCCTTTTGTCATGTGCAAATTTTGGTGCAACAAGGTCAATCACATCACTGCTTATTTCCATCACCACCACTTCCTTCACATTTTTCTTCTTCAGGATATTGTGAACAATCAAACCAATTCCCAACCCTGCAATGAACACCCTTCCATTTGCATGCTCCACAAAATCAAAATTGGTTCTCTTCTCCATTGGTGTATCACTCATGAAAACTTCACCATCAATTTCCAGCTTCACATAATTCCCTGCTTCAATCCTTTCAACCATTGAACCTGTCCTGATTGCTGAATGAAAATTGTATCTTCTTGCAGCTTCTTCACCAACAGTGAATTTTTTTATCACTGCTGCACCCTTTTCTTCCTTTTCCTGATAAAGACTTGAAACACCTTCCATGATTATTATTTAAAAGTTACTTATTAACAATCCAATGATAATGCTCATTTAATAAAACACATACACCATAAAGTGAAGCAAGTGCAATCATTGAGACAATGCCAACAACCCATTCCAGAATGATAATTCTTTTTTCCATTCTTAAGACATAATCAGCAATCAATTCAGTTGAGAAACTTTTTTCAGCCATAAAAATTTTTTTAAAAAAAGGGAAGCATGCATTGAAATACTTCCTTCCCTGTCACAATTTCAACAATTCAAAAAACCATCAACTATAATTTTCACAAAGCATCCTGCAAATCATACCATTTAATGAAGACAATGATTGCATTCCACACTGCTTGTTTCCTGTTATTTGCTTTAATTGAATGATAAGGTATTTCAATCCTTTCATTCTGGAATCCCAACTGATTAAAAAAAGTTCCATCAAATTCCACTTCCCAAATTCCGGTTTTCCCATTGAATGATTCAATCCATGCAACTTGTGCATACCACCTTAATTCAATTTCAGTTTCATATTTCTTCAGTGTGCATATTTCATCAACAATGTGATATAATCCATCAAATGAATAAAACCTTTTTAAAGTGCTGAACATGGTAAGTCTTCCATCAGCATGCTTGTAAATTGAATTTTTCCTTCCAAAGAAAATGAACCTTCTTATTGCCCCAACTTCAGACCATCCCATAAATCCTGCCACAAGTTTTATTTCTTCATTGGTTGGCATATGGTGTCAAGTATTATTTTAAGTTCAGTTTTTAAAAATATCTTTCTGCTGATTGCAAGGAAGAATCCATCCAAATCAAACCCAATGGTTCCAAATACTTTCCCATCAACCCTTCTGAATAATATCTTACTGTTATTTAATCTCCATTGTGTAAACCAATAATCAACACCATCAATGACAAAACCATTTGCTTCCAAAAATTCATCAGTGATATATTCTTCCTGCTTCATCAAAAAGGTTGCTTGTTAAATTCAATCACTGTTCCACTTCTTGCAGCAGTGACAGTCTTTCCAGTAAGTTCAGATATTTCTTTTTGAAACCTCACCTCATCTGCATTGGTATTGCTTAAATGAATCAGAACAATATTATTGACAGCAGATAAATCATTCCTTAATAATAACTCCTTACAGGTTTTCAAATGCATGTGACTTCCATAAATCCGATTCCTCAAAAAATTTGGTGTGTTATTGTTGTCAATTATCTCTTCCTCAAAATTGCATTCAACAATAATATTGTTCAATCCTTTAAAGGTGTATTTGCTGTAAAAGGAATCAGTCAAAAATAAAACGGTTCCACATTCAGGATGCTTGATAAGGAACCCAAGTGGGTCAGGTGTGTCATGTTGGATGCTGAATGGCAACACCTCAAAATTCCCAATCTTTGCCACATTGCCACCTTTTAAACGGTTCAACCTGTGATAAGTGTCAATGCCCAATCTTTGTGCTTCCAATGCACTCATATACACATCAACACCTGCTGTCATCAAATTGGTTGCACTCCTGCAATGGTCTTGGTGTGAATGGGTGATGATGCAGCCAACCACTTTTGACAGGTTGAAACCAAGACCTTCCTTGATTTTTTTGATATGCACACCTGCTTCAACAATCAAGGTTCCATCTGATGCTTGAAGAAGATAACAATTTCCTGCACTGCTGCTTCCAAGGACTTTCAATTTCATTTTATGGTTTTTCCATATTTAAGATGCTGTTGATTGCTGCTTCAATTGTTTTATAAAATTTCTTATGGTTCCCATATACAAGAACCCTGATTTTTTTATTTTCCATCACAATTGTTGGACTTCCGTATCTGCTTAACACAAACCCTGTTTCATCCAATAATGTTTGCAACAATGCTTCTTCCTGAACTGTCAAAGTAAACCTTCCTGCTTTTGAATATTCCATTTGAAAATTTTAGATTGGACAATTGTCTTCAGGTTGTTGTTCATTGACTTCAGTGAATGCAATTTCTTCAGTGTTGGCATTCCCTCTAATCTCACCCTGAACTTTTTCTTCCACTGAATCACCTTCCATGTCCTGATTGAGTGCAGCAGACATTTCAATTGAGAGATACCCATAATGAGACAGCAGGTTCCTCAACACTGTCTTCAGTGCCATTGCATCAAATTCCTTTTGCCAAATCCCATTGTCACTGCCATATGTTTTTGAATACTTCTTTGCATGCCTTGTGATTTGTTCAACTGTCATGTATAAGGTTTTGCTGAACCCATTGAGTAATTCAATGTAAGCAAAAAAACCAACCACCTTGTCACTCTTCTTCTCACCATTCATATCAAATTCACCTGTCAATTTATCCTTCTTCTGAAACTCTCCTTCATACACCAAGTCAGCATTGATGAACCTGTATTGTCCTGTTCTCATGGCCAGTTGAATCAATCCTTTGTACCCAATCATCATTTGTGGTTTGTCCTTATATGGAATGATATAAGCAAAACCCAATGATTTATTAATGGCTAACTTTAAGACAGCAGCTTTCAGTGCTTCATTTACAATGTCCAGTGGTTTGCACTTCTGAAGGTATGTGTCACCATTGAACAATTCAATCATGCTTCCCATGAATGCAGGTGCAGTGTCTTGCAATACTTCTGAAAATCTTTTTTTGACAGCAGGTGCATCAATGATTGCAAGGAAATTTTCTTTTGGTGTCCTTGTTGACACCTGATTGTTTTGTTGCTGAATATCGTTTGCCATGATAAAAAATTTTATTGTCCAAATATAATATGATTAAGAATTTACAACCCTCATTTTTTTATCTGCATCACTCACATAAAGATTGATGATTTGAGATTGTGATTCAGGAATCCACACTGTTGATTCCCTGTTGTCAAGGAAGATTGGTGCATGTATTGAATAAAAGTTACTTAATGTATTTATAATGTCCACACCTGCAAGAATCTTTGCAGCAGTGTTCAGTGTTGGATAAGGGACACCATCATATTCACACACACATGCTTCCACATAAGCACCATTCACCTGTCTGTCAAATAATCTGAATCTCACATGCTTGAATAATTTATTCACCCTTGCTTCAAGAATGTTCATTTTTGCTTTCATAAATTCTTCCACCTGAAATTCAACATTCTCAATGTCAGCAATCTCTTGTGCCGTCTGCCTTTCTTCACCTTGCAGTTCCTTGATTCTTGCATCAGCATCTTCCACCACTTTCTTCATTGCCAGTGCTTTTTGCAGGTTGGCAATCTCACTTCTTAAGTTCATTCTCTCAACTTCATAAACATGATTATCTGTTCCATTATCTCCAACCTTCCCACCTTCCAGTTCCTTCTTCAGTCTTGCAATGTCTTCTTCAAGGTTAAGAGCATCACCATTCAAATGCAATAATGCTTCAACCTTTAAATCAGTTTCTTCAGGTGAAAATGCTGCACTTGCTTTCCTTAATTCAATCAGCTTCATCTTCAGTGAATCAAGCAGGATTGTCAAATGCTCCATTTCAATTGAACGGTCAACACCCATTTCTTTAATGCTTTTTTCCCTGTCAGCATTTTCAGCTTTCAACCTGTTGGATTCCTCCACCAAATTATTCAAGTGCTGTTGCTTGTTTTCATTGAAACTTTTCAACAGATTTTCTTTCTTGCTTGCAACATCACCTTCAGGAAGTGATTGGTGACAAGTCGGGCAAACAGCAGCATTATCATCAAACTGAAACTTCCAAGCATTGATTTTCTTCCAGCTTTCACGCAATCCATTAATTTTTTCAAGGTTCTCTTCAATCTTCTTTTTATATCCATCAATATAATTTTTGCTTCCCAATGCTTCATTCTGAAGGTTGTTGAATTTTGCCTGAACATTTTGAATCTCAATTTCTGTTGCATGCTTGTCAACATCAATTTTATTTTGCCTTGACAATATTTCATTCCTTGCTTTCACCTTTATCCCTTCAAGGTCAAATTCCATTGAATTTAATTTCCTTGATTTTGTCACATACACCTGATTTGCCACATTGACCTTTTGTGCAGCATCTTCAAGCATTTGGTTTATATCACCAATCCTTCTTTCCTTGGTTGCAATCTCTTCTTCCAGTTCTTGCCAATTAAAAGTTTCAGGACGGTTCCTTCTTACTTCATCAATCCTTGGTTGATAACCTGCAATCTTCTTCTTCAGCAATGCTTTCTTTGCAGCAAGTTCCTTTTTATATTCTTCCAGTGTCTTACCTGCATTCATCACCATCAGCAAATTGGTGAAGTCTTCTGCATGGTCATGATGCAATGATTGAATCACCTGCTCATTGGTAATGTTGCCAGCAATCCGCAAAAGATGCTGTCTTTGCTTTTCCCAATGCAGGGAATTAAAATAAGTGGCACTTGTCAGCAGCTTAATCAAATCAGGTGGAATAATCTCACTCACCTTGGCATTGTATTCTGTTGCAGATACAGGAACATCATTGAAGTAATATTCAGTTGTGTGACCTTTGAAAATCTGTTCCTTCTGTCCTCTCTCCCTTACCCACTTTTCAATGAATACCCTTTTCAATTTTACCTCATTACCATCAACCTGCAAAATCCCGGTCACTTCATGTGGCAATTTATTCAGTTCCTTCAGCTTGGTGTTCTTGATTTGAAAGTCATCCCTTTCAAATTCATCCTTACCTGTCAGCAACCAAGTGAATGCACTGTTAAGGGTTGATTTACCTGTTTCATTGGCACCATAAACATTTGTGTTATTGGTTAAATTGAATTGAAAATGTCTTATTCCCTTAAAATTACTTAATTCAAGGTTGAGAAGTTTTATATATTTCATATGACCAAATTATTAATGACATTTTTTGAAGAGAAAAAAAGGGAAGTTAGTTAAAACCAACTTCCGTCTTTGAGATATTCATTCTGAACCCAAAGGAAAAGCGTTGAAGGAAGTGGAATTGAACCACACTAATCTTATTAATTAAGTGTTACCTGTTAACACCTTCCTTCAATAAAATAAATCACCACCAACTTCCAGTTCATTGTTAACAGTTTGATTAAAACTTTTAAGGTTGTCAGTGGTGATTTTTACAGCCTCACTTATTTATTAAATGCCCCAAATGCTGTAAGCGCATTTCTTTGTGTGAGAGGTGAGAGTTATGGATTAAGAACCTTTTTGGTAAGGTGGTGTTGGTGGTGGTGGTTGATTTGGTTGTGTTTGTGATTGGGTTCCTTTATCCTGTTGAGGTGGTTGATTTGCATAATTTGGATTTTCATTGTTCTCCTTCTGAATCCGCTTAATATCTTCTTCAGTTGGTTGGCCAGTTCTTTTTGCATCTTCTTCAGCCCACCTTTTTTCAGTTTCATCCCTTGTTTCATTTGGTGCTTTGCGTCCTAAATCCACACCTTCTTTTTGTTCACGTTCTTTTTGCTCCTGCTGCTGCTTCCTGATTTGGTCTTCACTTTGATTACCAAATTGTTGTTCGTTTGCCATTGTAATCGTTTTAAATGGTTATAAAAAAAGTAACTGTTAAAAAATCATTCCCTGTTCAATGCTGCTTCATCTTCTTTTGAACCACCATTTTCAGTTGCATCAGTTCCAATTCCATAAGGTGCAGTTGCATCTGCATCAGTGTCAGACGCAATTTTTGAAAGTTCGGTGAGTTTCCTGCAAACTCCCTGAAATTCATTTTTCAAGTCCTCCACCTCTTCACTGTCAAGACCTCCTTCCAATCGGTCAGATAATCTTTCAATGTCCATTGCAGCTTCTTTCAAATCATTTGAAAATTGCTTCTGTACTTCTTCAATCGTTTTACTCATTTTTGTGAGATTTTATTTTGTGAGAAAATATAAATTAAAATGTTATTACATCAGGATATTTGTTCATCATTTCAGGTATGGATAATATTTCACCAAGATGCATCACCATCAGCCATTCAGCAAAAGTGAAGTTGACTTTATATTTTACCTGCAATGAAATGACAAAACGGTTGCTGATTTCATCAAATTTCCAGCATTCAACAGTGTCATAAAATGTGACCACAATATATTTCTTGATTGGTTCATCCAACATGAATTTGATGCAAAAATCATTTTTGGTTGCAGTGAAACCAAAATAATCCATTGAAGCAATAATTTGGTTGCTTAATTCCATTTCAGAAAAATATTAATCGTGTTCCACAATCATCATAATATCATCAACTCCCACTTCCAGTGCAATCACCTGAAGTGCATCAATTTTGGTTAACCTTCCATTGACCTTGTTGGTGTTGATATGTCGGTACAACATTGCATCACCAATTTCCAATGCTTCCCCAATCCTTCTTCTTGTGGGAACATTGTTGATTTTTTCAATCACTTCCTTGGTCAGCTTCATTTTCATCTTCACTTGTGCAGTTGTCATTGATTGGACAAACATATTGTATTCAAGATACTGCACAAATATTTATAAACAAAAAGGTAAAATTTAAGAAATTTTCAAAAAAAATGTCCCTTCAATAAAAATATTGAAAGGACATACCCTTATGTTTTCATTTTCCTGCATTTAATAAGTAAGAGTTACTTATTAAGCAAGAATGCCAAAATGATTCAATAACCATGCCAACACCACAATAATGACAAGGACATAAATAATGGTTTTGATATTTGCATCAATCGGTAAACGGTTGACCAAATACAGAATCAACCCAATAATAACAAGCACAAATAAAATGGTGAATAATGTTGAGAGCATGATATAAGGTTTTAAAAGGTTAATGAAACAGTTCTTAAATCAGTAATCCTTTGAATGTTGATGCAATCAATCACCACACCATTCCATGTCCTGATTGGTCTTCCACCACTTGCATCAATCCTTGTGAAGTTCCCATTGGTATTGCAAGTTGCTCCTTCATTCAATATTAAGTAAGTCTTATTTGTTGCATGGTTTGAGGTGAAAATATCCAATCCATTCCTGTTTGCAAAAGCATTGAAATTTGTGTTGATTGTATAAGTCAACCCTTCCTGCAATGTCACTGTTGATGCTGCAACACCCTGATTTAAAAATTGGTTTATAATCCATCCAAATGTTCCCGCAAAGGTTGCAGAAAATGTTGGTGTCATTACAATTGCATTTGCTGTCAACAATCCTGATAAAGTGATATTTGTTGTTGCTAAAATATTCAGGTTTCCACCCAATGTCCACCCATCTGCAAATGTTTTTGTACCTCCTGAAAGGTTGATGCTGTTCGGCCATGTTTTACCATTTGAAGTCAATGAACCTGTTGTTGCACCCATTGTGATTGCTGCTGTTCCTGTTATGGTGCAGCTTATTCCCAATCCAATTCCACCATTGATTGTCACCACTGCATTGTGTGCAATGGTTCCGGTAAAACCCGCCCTTACTGATAAATTCGCAATTGTAATGACGGCACTGATAATGCTGCTTCCATTTGCATTAACACCCACTCCATCCAATATGGCATTATCTGTTGTTGTGGGAACAGAAAAATTGTTAACACCTCCACTTGCATCACTCCAATTTGTCGGTGCTGTTGCAGCCCAGTTTGCACTGCTTCCACCGCCTACCCAATATCTGTCAGCCATAATTAAAAAGTTAATCCAACCATTTCATAATCTGTGAATGAGTTGACATTAAAACAATCAGTTACCACACCATTCCAAGTGTTTATTGTTCTGCTGAAAATTCCATAACCTGTTGCTTCAATGCTTGCATCAATTCTTGTGAAGTTTGCATTGGTATTGCAGGTTGCTTCAGGTGCTAAAAATAATTTAGCTTTTACGGTTCCACTGTTTGAAGCAATGGTAACTGCTGCACCTGTCCTTCCCTGATTTATGGTTAATGCTTCCCATACCTGATAATCCACACCTGCTTGCAAATTATATGTTTGGATTGTACCTGCTGCAAGTCCAATGAATTGATTGAAGTCCCACCTGTTGCCACCAATAAATTGAGCATTGATTGCTGCTGCAATGGTTAAAATATTTCCTCTCAATGGTGATGATAATGTCATTGCTGAAAATGCTGTCATGGTCACATTATTCCAAATTACTGTCCCTGAATTTATGGTGCAGCTTGATGCAATTTGTAACAATGAACCTGCTGTTGCTAATATTCCTGTTATGGTCAATATTGGATTATTGACAGCACCACCAAAAGTCACTGTTCCACTTGCCAGTGAATAACTCCCTGAAATGGTTGTTGTAAGTGATAATGGGTTGCTTCCAATCCATGAACCTGAACCCTGTAAATTTAAAGTAGTGGTTCCTGAAAATGTTCCACCACCTGATAATGTTAAACTGCCATTTACAAAAATGGTGTTACCATTTACAGTAAATCCATTTGTTAACTGTAAGGCACCAACTGTCCAATTATCTGCCAATGTTTTTGTTGTTGATGCAACTGTTAAGACCAAAGGATTTGGCCATGTTCGTCCATTTGAAGTCAAAGTGGATGCTGCATTAACAGTGATATTTCCTGCACCTGAAATGGAATAATTATTGTGTAAGGTCACACTTCCTGAAACAGTCAAGTTTCCTGTATGCACCATTGAACCTGTGAACCCTGCTGTAAATGTCAATGAAAGGATTGTGATATTTAATGAAATGGTGCTTGTGCCATTGGCATTTGCTCCAACTCCATTGAAAATGACTGCATCTGCAACTGTTGGAACTGTTGCACCTCCTGCACCACCACTTGTTGCAGACCAATTGCCAGCAGTCACCCAATTGTTATTTGCTCCACCTCCAACCCAATAACGGTCAGCCATATATTATAATCTAAATAAATATAATGTTAGTGTTACCCTTGTGACAACTGCTGCTGATACAGCAATAAATTCAAGTTTTGCATTAACAGGTAAACCATTGCTTCCTGTCCATCCTGAAACATTGGCTGAATTGGTCTGTTGTGAAGTCAAGGTTGGTTTATTACCTCCACCAATGATACTTGTTCCACCAACTTTTACATCAAACACAATGCTTCCTGTTTGGTCAGCAGTTACGTCCCACCCTGTTATGTTACATGCAAAAGGAATGATTGAAAAACCATAAGAAGTATTTGCTGCAATTATCACTGTTCCCATTCCATCAAGAACAACACCCTTGCTGTCAATCTTTAAATTCTGTTCCAAGGTGATTGTTTCACCATTGTCACTTATAATCATATCACCTTTGTCACCATCTGAAAAACCTGCTCCTGTATCTCCAATATCTCCTTTATCTCCTTTTGGCCCCGGCACACCTTGGATTCCCTGAATCCCTTGATTTCCTTGGATTCCTTGTGGGCCGGGAATCCCCTGAATCCCCTGCTCACCTTTTTCACCCTGCTCACCCTGCTCACCTTGCTCACCCTGAATCCCTTGGATTCCTTGTGGGCCAATTGGGCCAGTATTGCCTTGGGTGTATATTCCCAATAAACACCTGTTGTTGCCAATCAATGAACCTGCTCCTTCCTGATATGCAAGATGCATGGTGATATAATTTCCATCATCAGTTGCATCACTTGTCAGCTTATACTTTGCATAAATATCACTGTCATTAACATCTTGGATATAAAAAATGCTTTCAGCTTTTCCAGCTAATAAAAATATTTTTCTGTCAGCATTTGTTATGTCAATTTTATTTATCCAAACAATTGTTGAAGTTGCTGCTGATGCACCATTGCTTCTGAATGTTCCCACTGAAGGTGGTGGTGTGAATGCTGTGTTGTAATTGTATTCAAACAAACTTGTTGAATTACCTGCATCACCCTGCTCACCCTGAATGCCTTGCTCACCCTGTATTCCCTGCTCTCCCTGAACACCCTGAATCCCTTGAATGCCTTGCTCACCCTGCTCACCTTTTTCACCTTGGATTCCCTGAACACCCTGCTCACCTTGGATTCCCTGTTCACCTTGAATACCTTGCTCACCCTGTTCGCCAATTGGGCCAATTGGGCCGGGAATACCAACACCAACATCATTGCAATTAAGATATGCTTTTATGATTTTGCCATCTTCAGTGATTGTCACTTCAACAATGTTTCCTGTTGGTGTTATAATTGCATCAATCATTGTGTTATGTCATTTAAAACAGTGTATTTTCCTTTGAATCTTGTCTTCACCATTCCATTGTTGTATGTGATTTGAATATCATAATTGTATTGCTTAACAGTCAAATCACACAAGTAAGGAAGAATATCAAAAATCCCTTCAGCTTCATCCTGAATAAGAATGCCACCACTGTCTGTTGATAATTCTTTTTTCACTGCTCCTGTTGTTTCATCCTTTATCTGCATCTTAATACTTGCACCTGTTAACCCTTCTTCAAAATATGGGTCTTTCAATTGAAGTTGAATGTTGTTGGTGCTGTCATTCCTTATGACCTTGATTGCATAAGGTACAAAATGTTCAAAGCACATTGGTTCACAAGTTTCACAATTGTTCATGATTATCTTTTTAAAAATTATTCATCCATGTCATTTGCCATTTGTGCAGCAGCAACCATAATTAAAAAAATCACTATAATTAAAGCAAGGAACATTGATTCAGTTTATAATAAGAACTTAAATTCATTTAAGAATTTGTATTGAATAAAGTATGAAGGAACATTGATTATAAATTTTGAACCATTATCTCTTATAAAATATGAATGCGGATAATAAAGGGTTGCAGTTTTTAAAAAATCAACTTTTGAAATCCATCCACATATTTCCACCACCCATTCAACAGTGTTCACTTGACAAAAAATATATGTGTTTGCTGCATAACTTTTACCCATTTGACATTGCCTTATATTACCACAAAAATGAGGTTTTGCAAAACCTCTGCTCATTTTTGATTTTGCATCAATTATTAAATCCCTGTATGGAATATCAAGTCCACCATCAGAATGATTTTTTTTCTGCTTCTTCAAATCAGGATAAACACCTTTTAAAACTTTATAAACAGATACTTCTGCAATCTTTCCATTCCTTTGCAGGTGTGGTGCTCCATCATCAAACCCTCTCATCCCTAAATTATTACCTTCAAGGAAGTCATCAACTATTTCTTCCGCTTCAGGCAAGATTTTTATTCTTGGATAACCCATTTTTAAAAGTGCTCATCAGTTTTATCATAAACTCATCAGTTTATGAATTGATGAACCTCTTAAAATAAAAAATCTTCTTCAGGGATGCAACTCATCTGATGAAGGAAAAGTTCACTGTCCTTCCAGCCATTTCTTTTCCTGCTGTATCAATTGGTGTTGCTATTAACTTATAATTACCCAATGGTGGTGGGTTCCATGTTCCATAATAATAATTCCCATGACCATCATCACCATGCAATGCAAATGGTCTTCCCTTGTCAATGTATTCCTTTGATTGGGTTCCACTTAAGGTGAATTTTACATTGGCAACTGCAAGGTCATCAACCTGTGCTTTAATATTTATTTTTGGGCCATATTGTGACACACTGTATGAACCACCTTCCACCAAATCTGCAACTTCACTGTCTGTCCCTGCATTGATTAATTTGAATCCTTTCACTGCTGAATCTTCAGGTGGTGTGATTGTCTTATCACCCAACACAAGAATCTTTTTTGTTTGCTCAACAGTTTCACCAACTCCTGAAACAATCACCTTCAAATCATAACTTCCTTCCTTCAGCTTGGCAACAATCCCTGTGAAGGAATGCACATTCTTTGGCAACTGAACAACCACATCATCATCAAGAATCAGTTCCAATGGTTCATCAGCAGGTGGTTCAGGTTCCGGTTGTGGAATGGGTGTTGTGCTTCCTTCAGTCAAATCACTGTCACCATCAACACCTGCCTTGTCTCTCACAAGAAGTCCCAATGATTCAGGTGCATTCAAATCATATGGGTAAGGTGGTGTGAAAACACTTGTTGCATTTCCATTGTTCTTCTCACCAATATATTTTGAACCATATGTGTTCCCTCTTCCCAATAACTTTCCATCTTCCCTGATTTCAAAAGCATCATCACCTGATTCAAACTGATTGTTTTCAGCAAGCACTTCTGAACCAATTGCAGCAGTTATCAGGGAAGAAACCTTTTGGTCAACAGCAGGGTCATAAAAATTATTATAACAATGCACCTGTCCAAACCTCACCCTTGGCATTCTGTCAGCACAATACTTCCAGTAAAAGTTGTGATGAAAAGTTCCTTTTAATTTTCCCTTGTCACCTGTTTCAGCATCATTTGCACCAACCAAATTGCAAAAGTTATGCAGTGCCATTTGGTCATAATAAAACTTACAATATTCAATGGTGTAATAATCTGAACCCTTGGTCACATCAATACAGCCGTCTGAACAATTGTTGGGTGTGCAATGAGTGATGAAAAAATTGGTTGCACCTGCTGCTGCAATGCCATCACCATTGGGATTTGAAGTATTAAGATTTTTTATAATAATATTTTTTGAACCTTCAAGCCTGATTGTCCCAATTGTTTTTGCATCCACGCCAACACCAACAATGGTTTTGTTTGAACCAACCATTGCATATCCAATTGCAATGGTTCCATTCACCTGCACAATCTTTGGTGTGGTTCCAGATACAGCAGCTTTAAAATCATTTTCATTTGAAACATTAACTGTCACACCTCCTTTCCCTCCGGTGGTGCCACCATTCATTGCCGCCCATCCATTAACTTTAAGCATAAAAAATATTTTTAATTTTTTTTCTCCATTTCTTCCCAATGTTCCACTTGCTTCTTCCTGTGTTCATCTTCCTTTTTCTTTTGCCTTTTCCGGTGCCTGATAACAAAAAATGCAATCACTGCTGCAATCACTGCTTTTATTACTTCAATTAAGACATGCAGTTCACTTTCCGTCAGGTTTGCTTTATTTGCGAACCATGTCACCTTCTGTTGAATTTTATTGACCTCACTGATAAATTTTGGTCATATGTTTTGCTGATGAAATTGTATGCAATCAATCTTATCAATGCAGGTTTTGTTTCAATCCTTCCAAGTGTTATTGTTGGATAATTGTGGAACCTTGCATATAAAATATTATTGCTTGCCCAAACAATTATCTTCCTGTAATAATCAAGGATTTTTTCTGCATCAAATTCACGCAATGAAAACACAACCTTGTCATTAATGTATAAGGTCACAATTTTTGTTGAGTAATTCAATGCAGGAAATAATTCAAACAATACCTTATCATCAGCATCCACCAATTGTAATTTTATCCCTGAAGTTGTGCCATTATCCCTTGAATGGTAATTATCTTCAAAGTTGATAAAGCATTCAAAATTCCATTTGGTAACACTTACAGGATTGATTGGATAAGTCACCATTGCAGTTCTGTTTGGAACCCTGAAGGACAATTGCAAATCTGAAGGTTCAGTTTTGCTTAAGAACTTCCTTCCCATCCTTACCTGATAACTGTCAGTTGAACTTATATAATAACCTTCTTCAGGTTCCATTGACCATCCTGCATCACCATTCTTCAGGTTGCCAACCTTGGGTAATTCCAACATTGGATAAGTCACCCAAGGACTGTCATTGTATTCAAAAACACTTGAAGGATATTCCAACCTCTTAACAGTGTTCATCCCTTCAAACCTCACCACATGAATCCCTGAATGGTGGTTCTCATCACAATGGAACAGATAATAAAATTCACCTTGCTTCACAAAGTTCCCTGTGAAACTGTTGCCAGCCATCATTGCAGCAGGATGCTCAATGCCTTGTTTCCTTGTTGTTTTTACTTCAGTTCCATATGTATGCAGTGCAACAAGGTGTTGGTCAAAAAGGTGCCATTTGTTCACCTGTCCTGCTCCCCAAAATTCACCATGATAATTGCATATCAAAAAAGCATCCCTTGCAATAAATATCCCGCCGGGATAAATCACACCATTCCCAATATCAAAAACATCATTCATGTATTCCCCAAAATAACCTGCATGGGTTGAAGGAAATGCATTGTGAATGAATGTGCCATCCAACATGTTTATTGCCGTCAAATGATTCCCTGTTCCTGTCCTGTGTGCATTGTATTGATACAGCTTGTCACCAATGGTTTCAAAAACTCTCCTGCTCATATTGTTTTGAGTGGATTCAGGTGGTGGTGTTCCAGTGTTCACAATCACAACAGGTGCAGCCCAATTGAAAGTGCCATCTTCATTCACGTTCAATAATTTCTGTCTTCCAACCCTTATGTAATATCCCGGTTTATTTTCATTCCGATAAATACCACCATCAGGATAAATCATGACATTACTCTTATGGATATTGGAAGGAAGTTTCACAACATTCAATGGCACCAAACCCACTTCAGGACTTAATTCAACCAACCTGATTTGATTGAATGATATTGACTGCTGCTTTGCATAAGTCTTCCCATTAAGCACAAAAGGCATGTTCAAATAAATGTATTCACTGTCAGCATAACATGACCAATTGTTTGCCAACCTCCACTTCAATGATTGTGGGTTGGTGTAATCAACATTAAATTCAAGGTATTCACTGAACACCCTTGTTGCATCATCATTGATTGATTCCACCTGATAACTTGTGCTTAACCAAGAAATACTTGTTTTAAAGATGAAGTTCCTGTCAAAAACCTGAACCCTTTGGTTGCCACCATCACCAATCAATTGCAATCCATTAACAGTGTCAGTGCATATGAAACATTCATATGTCCTTCTCATATCTTCCCAATAAAACTTGTCATCATGCACATCAGGTTTTTCCCAATACATTTCCTTGTTTCCCTGCTCACTTTTTAAATTGAACTCCTTATCATAATAATGAATCAATCCATCAGTTGCAGCAACAGCAATTGTGTCTGTTGGTTTATAATATGAAACATCAAACACTGTGAAACTTCCATTCACCTGCAATTCCTTTTCAGGTGTGATATTACCTGCTGCATCAATCTTTGCTTTGCATATTTTTTGTCCAGAACAATAAAAAAGAAAGTCATCCACCACAATCATCTTTCCCGGCTTTTCAACCTTGAATTGATTCAGTTCCTTTCCAAATAAATCCAACACTGTAATGACATTCCTGCTGTTCCAATACCACATGTTCTGTCTTCCACCATAAGCAATGAAAATGCAATCATCACTTACTGCCAACCCTGTCACATCAGCCAAATCACCTTGATAAAGTCCAATGACTGATGCATATGTCCTTCCCAAATATGGCTTGTATTCCTTTCCATACAAAAACCTCACTTCACTGTTGTTGCTTTCCATTGTGGCAAATACACCACTGCATGTCTTACACCATGTATCTCTTACAATGTAAGTATCAAACCATTTTATAAAATCCTGCTTGGTGGTGGTTGGTTTTCTGTACCCTAAAAAATAACCATCTGCATCACAATATGTGAGATTGCATTTTCTCACCATGTCTTCTGTATAATCAGGGAATCCATTTGCAGCTTCTTTTGCTGTTTGCTTTTTATCAATCCACCTGTCAGCATATTCTTCAGCCCAAGATTTTGTTTTGTAAGCATCCACACCTGCCCAATACACAATGCCATTTTTAACACAAACATGATATGTGTCAAACCCCCTGTCAGAAAAAACTTTTGTTGCTGCTTGAATATTGCTTTTCAGCATCCTGAAACAAGAAGTCTTTCCTTCATTGTATGCAGTGCAATAAAAAAAACTGTCAACACCTGCATCCATGTCTTGTGCTTGCATCATGTTGAAGAAGGTGGATGCACCTGTCAGCTTTGCAGCAGTGTTCCCAATGACATTTGCCCAATAAGAACGGATATTGTTTATGGTTAACTTTAACCTGTAATCATCACCTGCAATCAACCCACTGTCATCCCTGTAATATTCAGTGTATGTCTTATCAGAATAAAGCAACCTCTGATTCCAGAGGTTGCGAATGAATTTTCCTTCCCTGTCATACAAATCTGCACTTGCATAACATTTTTCAGGAACAGTGAAAACAGTTTTGATTCTCATGGTTTAACCTGATAAGGAATGATTCATCATTTGGGTTGAGGGTGAGTTTCATTTGGTGGCAATGGTTGTGGTGTAATGGCAACCCATGACCAACCAACTCCCGGTACAAAAACAAACACCCAATAACCATTGTCTGAAGGTGGCAAATTTATTGGATGACTTGGTTCACCCTCTCCACCTTCACCTGTTGGTGGTGGTTCTGTTGGCCAGTTTCCTCCCGGTGGGACAACGATTGGATGAAAAGGGAAAAGAGGTAAATCATGATTTGGTTTTGGTGGTTCTCCTTCTCCACCACCTCCTGTGATTGGTGGTTCTCCCGGCCAGTTTCCGCCCGGTGGAACTACAATGGGATGAAAAGGAAAAAGAGGAAGGTCATGGTCAGGATGCTCACCACCTCCACCACCTCCACCTGTTCCCGGTGGCAATGTTGGTTTCTTCAGTGGCACAATCAATGCTTTGAACGGTTCCATAAATTTATTTTAAAGTATTAAGAAAAAACATAATACAAAAAGAGCAGTTTGCACTGCTCCCTTACTTACTCCCATTTATACTTCTGAAAACTGTTCACGTTCACGATTTTCACTAAATCCTGCAACCTCTTCTTCTTCAGGGTTGCAATCAAAAACTTCCAGAGGAACAGCATGTGGTGCAGGTGTAAAGTGTTCAAACCATTTGACTTCAGATTCCCAAATCACATCATCATCAACATTTTCAGTGATTGGGTTCTTTGGTGCAACAGTTACAGGAACTCCACTGATATGAGTTTGTGTTTCAGTAACATAAACAAGGTGCCAATTACTTTTTCCAACAATGGAATTGTAATGTGGCCAGTTTTCAGTGTAAACAGGGTCACGAATTGTTGCAGTGAAGTCACTGCCTGAATATTTTTCCTTAACATCACCAAACCCTGCAACATATTTTGGTGCTCCACCATCAAATGTCCCTGATAATTCAGGAAGTGGAATGAAGTCACCTGCTGCTTTTGCTGTTTCCCAAACAGTTGGGTCAATCGGGTTTGCAATCACTGTTGCATATGATGAATGCTTCAGCCAACCACCTCTTCTTATCCTTCCCTTTTCAGTCACATCATCACAATCCCGACAAACATGAGGGTCAACAGTATCATCACAATTCCCATAATAACTTCCGTATGCCATGACAATTTTTTTTAATGTTTTAAAAATATTTTTATACGCAATTACACTGGAAGCATCCTGCCTTGTAACTGCTCTCAATCCTGTACTTTATTTCAAAGAAAACAATGTGAGGAAAAGCAACTGCTGCTTCAGTGTATTCACGTTGAAGCAAAACATACTTATCAAAATTTGACACCAATGGTTTCAGTGATGCTTTGAACAATCTTTTTCCTGTTGCTTTATTATTCAATGTGAATGATTGTGGCATTTCATCTTTGACAATGGATTCCAGCCAACTTGCAGTCTTCCCTGTTTTTTCCCTGAAGGACGCAACCATCATTCCAAAATTTGCCTGTTCAAAATAATTCCCAAGACTGTCACCAAATCCTTTTGTTGCATCAAGGGTTGTGGTTATTGATTCCAACTTATGATAAAGAATTATATCAAACCTGTCATCAATTGCAACCATTGTCCCTTCACCATTGTTATCAACAACAATCGGATACCTGATTGGTCTTGCTCCTTCTTGTGCTGCACTGGAATCCAATACTGATTCAGTTATCCCATACACCTTTATCTTTTCAGGACTGAAACATTTTGAAAGTCCTGTTGCCAGTTGTGCATTGACTGCTGAAACAATATGGTCAAGAAATGGCATTGTTAATGTGCTTTTCAATCAGAATTTTTGCTGCATCCCTTTCAGCTTGTGTTGATGCAAAAATTTTCTTCTTGTATGTTTCTTCAACCCATTGTGATTTATCCCAATTGTGTTTGTTCAAGCAACCAATTCCATAATTGCCTTTTCCAAGGTGAATGGTCACTTCATCATTTTCCAATTGTGAAGTCAGTGATATGACAACCTTTGTGTCATTTGTCCTGTTGTACTTTGGCCTTGCAACATCAGGTTTCTTTGTCTCAATATTATATGTTGCCTGTTGTCCCTTGGTGAAGAACCCTGAATCTTTTGCCTTTCCTTTATCCTTACCTCTTGACACCCTTGCTGAATTGCCATAATCACCTGTTCTCACTTTCATATATCCCGGTGAATAAGTTCCAATGGGTGCACCATCTGAAGCAAGACCATCAGTGTGAATCCTTCTTTTCATGTCACCTCTGATTGATTCAGCAACAATCCTTGCAATCACATCAACATCAGTTGCATCATTTAATGTGATTTGAAGTTGTTCAGTGACTTCACTTAAGTTGGAAGTAATATTCATTTTCATGGCAATGATTCAAAATAAATAAAGACACCATCATTGGCACAACCCTTTTCTTCCACCTGTCCAATGTTCCCCAATGCATCCTTCAATTGAGAATAAAATTCATTGGTGAACTCTTCCCTCATTTCCCTTGCTCTTGCAATGTCAAATGCTCTTGTGTACCTGTTAATTCTTGTGGTGTAAATCTTTTCAGTCATTAATTCAGCACCAAGAAAATAAAGCAATGGCAATTGCAATTCTGCCTTGTTATCACAAAACCAATCTTCATCCAAAAAGCAGGAACCAAATAAATCCCGATAACCTGCCTGAACCTTACTGATGAATTTTTTTATTCCCCTTTTTTGAACTTCATCCCATACAATCCACAAGGTTTCTTGCTCTGCATCTGCATAAGCATCAATCTCCTGAATCGAAATGGGTAAGTCCTTGTTAATATATAATCCACTTTCAGGTGCAGGTGGTGCAGGTGGTGTCAGAACTCCCGGTGCGTAAATCCCGATATAACTCAAAAAGCAATCCATGCTTTATGCATTTGTGGCAACATACCTTAATGTCCCATTATTGCCTGTTAAACGGTCAGCAGTTAAGTAAGCATCAGCAGCAATGTTGACTTGTGTATAGTTGGCCATAAGGTCAAGAATCCAACCACGCCCAACAGACTGCAATGCAGGATAACCACCTGCACCTGTTCCAATTTCCATTTCAGTTGGGCAATCAACATGCCTTAACTGTGCATCAAAACGGAAAGACTGCAAGGTTGTATCACCAACAGAATCCACAACAGGAAGTTCCATTGTGAAGAGGAAGGTGCTCATTTTATCACCACCAACAAACCCATTGAATTTGGTCACATTCACCAATTGAACAGCATCCTTTTCAAACACACCAAATTGGTTTGCTCCCCACTTTGCAGCAGTGTATGGGTCATAAAAGAATTGAGGGAATGTTGAAGGATAATTCTGTTGGGTTGTGTTTTGGGTGTTATACCTCATTTGAGTATAAGCAGCATTAATCATCCCATCACCAACAATGGTGTAATTCAATGGTTTGATTTCATTGGCCATCACATCTGTTGCCAGCATTGTCAAACCTTGTGTCAATGGGTTGGTTGCAGTGCTTAATGGGAAGTTGACTGTTTTGGCTGCATTGCTTCCGGTGGTTTGATTCTTTCCAAATGCTGCAACCTGAATTGCAAGAAGGTCATTGTTAATGTCAGCAAATAAACCATTTGCAGATTCAACCACTGCATTGTAAATCTCCATCAGGATTCCTTGTGGTGGTGCTGGACGGCCAACCCTTACAGTTGCACTTGCTTCCTGTTCGTATTTGGCAATTGTTTCATAATCAATGAACACACCATACTTCCTGAACATCAGTGGTGGCAATGACATTTCTTTATACACTGGACTTGCCTGAACAGAACAGTCATCTTCTGTATGTGATAAACCGGGAATTGTTCTTGGTCGGTATTTTATAACCACATTGCGAACATGCCCTGAACCATCACTTATCCCATTGCTGATGATATTGGGATTGCCATTGCTTAAAAGATATTTGAGATAACCGGGGGGTGTAATTTTTTCAGAGGGATTTGCACCCTGAAAAACTTGCTTGCTGGTTAACATAAGTCCAGCAACAAAACCATTTGCCATGATTTAAAAAGGTGTTTAAAAAAAGCAGTTTTTGCAACATGCCTTTTACACCTGCACACCCAATTCTGCCAATTGTGCATCAATGGAAGAAACAACCGATTGGTTGGAAGGTAGTTGTGTTGGTGCAAAATTCTGTTGTCCTGTTTTATTCTGCCCGTTTGCGGGTTGAGAATCTTGTACCTGAACGAATTTGTTTTGCGCCAAAACGCCGTCAATGAAACCGTCAAAAGTCACTTGCTTATTATCAACAAAAAAGTCAATATCAGCACCATCCTTTCGCTGTTTCAAGATTGGTTGACCATTACCATCAAAAGTAATAATCAGGTTGTGTTTTGCAAGGTCTTGCTCAAGCAAGGTCTTTGCCGTTAAAATATTTATTTCAGGAGCCAAACCATTTTTGGGTAATGGTTTTCCTGCAAGTTTTGTTTGAAGCAGATAATTTTTTTTATCTGTTAAGTTCTGATTTTTCAAATTATCCAATTCAGTTTGATGCAACAGTTTAAGATTCTCCTGTTGCTTATTCAAATCAGATATTTGACCTTTTAAAGCAGATACTTGTGCTTCTGCATTTGCATCATGCTTTCCTGTTTTTGCAGCTTCCTTGATTTTATCAACCTGCACTTTCATTTGTGCATTCAACTTTCTCAACTTGTCATTGGTGTTCTTGTTGGTCTTCCATTCAGTTTTGAAAGTGTCATCAAATTCAAAATCAGGGATAAATTTTTCAAGTTCAACATCAACACCATTCAATGCTTCTGCAAATAACTTGCTTCTTACATTGGTGTTGGCTGCTGCTGATTGTTCTGTCAAAAGGTTTGTTTCCAGTGCAGTGTTAAATTCATCAGGCACTTCCAGTGTTGAAACTTCAGCAATTGCCATGATTTTTTTTAAGGTTTCATCATCAGCTTTCAAACCTGCTTTGGTTGCAAGACTTTTTATAAGATTGCCAAATTGAGCCATAAAGATTTATTTAACACTGCCTTTTAATTGTTGAGATTCTTTGATTTCCTGAACCTTTGCTGAAACACCATTCTGAAGTGCAGCCAATTGTGCTTGCAGTTGCTTAATGGTGTCATCCTTGGATGCAATCATTTCATTTGCCTTGCTTGGTGTGACAAATTCAGGGTCAATCCCATCATGCTTCTCCATAAAATCATCAATTTCAGTCTCTTCCATTTCCTGAATCTTATATGCCTTGTCACCCAATATCCGGTTCCTGCTTTGGTAAGTTGGTTTATTTCCAAGTGGTGTCTTGTGCAAAGTTCCAACTGCATCAGTGACCATCAGCATCCTTCCCATACTTACATTTTTATTATTGAAAATTATATACAGCAACAAATGTGTCAAGAAATAGTTGGGATTCTGCTTTTTGTGTTGTTACTTTTGCAACTGTTGTTTCAAAAGTAACAGGCATGCAGGAAAAACAAAACCACCCAAAGGTGTCCAGTTCCATGTTAAGGAACTTGCCATCAGATATAAACAGGATAATCAAGGAAGAGCAAATCAGGTTGGAATTTGCTGAAGGACTTGTTTTAAAACGTCCTGAAGTGTATTACAGAATTATAAGGGAATGGCAAACCCTGAAGTTGCAGTCACTTAATAAATGAATCAATCATGTCTCACCACCTGTTCCTTAATCTTCTGAAGTGTATTTCTTTTCAAGGTTTTCCCATCTTCAGTGAACCTCAAACTGTTTGTTGACAGGATATAAACACCAACCACCATTTCCCCAAGTTTCCACCTGTGAATGCCAATCACCAATCCTTCCTTGCTGTTGGCTTTTGCTTGGGAATAAATGAACCTGAAATTTTCTGCTCTCAAAAATGTCTTATGAATGAATGCCATGACCTTTGATTTTATTGGAAGAATCAAGTTAAGGATTCAGTCATAAAAAAGCAAGACAAAAAATATTTTCCTTTTTGTCAAAATATATTTGGTCAATTAAAATGCAGTCATATCTTTGTGTAACAAAACGGGAAAATATGAAAAGCACTGAAATTAAAGTTGGACAAAAGTTTGAAACATTTTATGGTAATGGTACACCTTCAGGAATATCAACTGTTGTTAAGGTGACAGACAAATCATTGTTTGTTACTTCATGGGAAGGTGCAACACCTCACCGGGAAGCATTGACAACAGTTCAAAAATACCTGAATGCAAACCTTTGGATTCCAGTAAAATAAAAAAACCGGAACCTGCACCATGCAGGTTCCACTTAAAAATTCTCATCATGTCCAGAAGATTCAGCACAAATAATTGGTTAAAACGGAAAGCAGAAATTGAAAGCAAGATTCCTGCACACTTCCCTGAAGACGTTAAGAAAGCAATCCTTAAGGTTTACAAGTCAGTCAATACAGGACATAATCACCTTGACAGAGGTGGAAAATATGAAGGTTTGTGTTACCTCCCATGCCAAAAAAACTTTGAAGCAGCAATGGAATATCTTGGGAACCCTGTTTATAATTATGAACAGCAACCTTCAGTGGTTCATGGTGGTGTGACATATATCATTGGGAATCCTGATTATGAAAATGCAAGACAGAGATATTTGAATTTTTGGGTTCCCTTTTGTGAATCACAAGGTTCCCTTCCCAATTGTGATTTTGGTGATTATATGTGCTAAATCTTTTTTTCAAAAAATGTCAAAAAAGATTTGGTCAATTGAAAAAGTCTCTTATCTTTGTGTCTCACAATTAAAAAATATCTCACATGCCAGTTCAAACAGTTATCAATTTTTATGAAGGTTCTTATCAGTTCAATTCAATTACCACTGATTTGAATGTTAATCCAAGTTACATTGAATTTAAACTTGCAATGCAGTTTGAATTTCGCCCAACCACTGAAACACTTTGGGCAACTGTAACAACTGAAGGTGTTGAAAAAAGATTTAAATTGATTTACGGTTCAGGACTTGAAGAAATAATCCTTAAATAATCACTAACAATAAAGCAGCAGGAATCACCTGCTGCACTTTTAAAACAATCTAAAAATTCTCACCATGAAAAAAATCACCTTGGAACTTACACAATCAGAAATTGACCTTATCACTTATTCATTGAGAAGGTTGGCACAAACAGCAGCATTCATTGGAACCCAAAAGGATGCAGAAAAGTTGATGATTCAAATTGAATCTGAAGTTGCCAAAAAGAAAGTTCAGGAAACCAATTAACAATTACCCAATAAAAATTCTCACAATGAGCAATCCACAAGCACCTTTCATCAGTCCAGAAGTTAAAGAATCATTTGCTGCACAAGGTAAAAAAGCAGCACATATGACCAACTCCATGTTGCACCATGCATATGCTTTTGACAGTGACCAATTCAGCATCAACCAATCTTGGATAAACAGCAGGGAACTTGTTGCAACATGGCAAGAACAGGCAAATGAATTTGGACAAACCCTGCACCTGATTGAGGTGTATGGTCATGGGTTCCAAATCATGTCTGAAAACTTCCAGCTTGACAGGAATTATTTTCACTCCCCATCAGGGAAGAAAATGTTCTTCCAGTTCATTGAAACAATCAAACCTGCATAAGATTCGCTTAAAAAAAGGATATTAACTGAAGGCACCTGAAAAGGTGCTTTTTTGATACAATGCTTTGCAATCCGTTTTCTCAATTAACTGAAACTCTGGAAAAAGAACCTGTTCAACTTTTTGGTGATTATAATTCTGAATATCATCAAAACAAATGCACCCACCTTGCTCCATCCTTAATAAAAAAAACTTAACCTGATTCAGCACACTTGCAGTGTCATGTGGCCCATCAATATGAACAAATGAATATTTGCTTTCAATTACCTTTTCACCCTCATAAATGGGAATGCCATCTTTGAACCTTTCAAAAAATTCTGCATCTTCCAGTTGCCAAAAAATAAACCTTACTTTTTTAAGATGAGCATAAGCATAAACATTGGGCAATGCTTCACCTGCCATTTCATTTGAATAATCCAACCTTGTCTTGTTGTTATCCCTGTCAGCATACAAGATTGAACCATATGGGTCAACTGCCACATGAACTTTTTTTGGACAAAAATCAGCAATTGCATCAATGACAAACCTGCTTCCTCCACCTCTCCTTAAACCAATCTCAATGGTAACACCTGAAACATTTTTTGACAACTGCACACCTTTTGTCAATAAGTAATAATCACCTGAATCTGTTGGTAAATCAAATTTATCCTTACACATTTTATTTCACATTGCTTGCTGTCTTACCCTTACTTAATAACCAAGTTTGATAATCCCTTGTTGCATACACCTTGTCCTTCACTTGTTGTGGCACAAGCAATTCATCAACAGGCACAAGTTGGTGTCTGCAATTCCAACCACCTCTTCTTCTTGGAAAGTTTTCAGGGTTGGTTCCCTCCATCATTCCGTCTGGAAGTCCAGTTTTTTTATTGACATGAATTTGAGTTCCATCAATGTTCCCTTGAAGCAAGGTTGGAAACTCACTTTCATGCATGTATCTTTTGTCAATTGAATGAATGCAAAAATCTCTGGAAGTGGTGATAAGACTTCCTGTGTATTGATACCACTCCAAACCCAAATCTTGTGCAATTGTCCTGCTGTATTCAGCACTGAATTGATTGATTGCAGTGTTGGCATAAGTCTTGACATATCTCTCCAATGCTCCTTCTCCTGTGTTGGTGGTTGTCAGGTAATTCCTCAACTGCTCCTGCATATCTGCATATGAACCACCTGCATTCACATTGGTCACAAGGATTTTTCTCAATCCATCTGTCACACCTGCTTGCAAACCTGCTTGGGTGAGGTTGTTCAATGTGGTGTTGACTGCATTCTTCTTCAAGGCATTCATGACAGGTTTGGGTTTGAAGTTGGTGTTGAAGGATGCAAAATATTGATTCTGCAAAATCCCCACTTGGTCATATGCTTGGACAAAGGTCTTCAGTTCCTTTTTATACCTTGGGTCAATAACAATCCTTTCAATCTTGCTCTTCAACTCATTTATCAGGTTGAGGTTCCTGATATTGGTGGTTATGGTGTCACCCTTCACATCAAGTTTCTTCAGCAGCAAAAGCACTTCCTTGAAAAGTGGATTCTGTTTTGCTGTTGCCATTGCTCCCAACCTGTCAACAGCTTCCTTGATTGTGTTCAAAATATCATCAGGTGTGGCCATAAGATAACAGTTACTTATTAAGCTATTTTCAAAAACTCATTTTAAGGTGCTTTCCTGCCATTTTATTTTGCAGGTGGTGCAACTGCTTGCTTTGCAGGTGCAGCAGGGAATGGTGCCTTTCCTGTTGCTGTCCTTGGAACATTTGCAGGTGGTGCAGGTTTACCAACTTCCTCTTCTTCCGGTTCCTCACCCTCAACAGGTGGAACACCTTCAGGTGGTTCTTCATCAGCAGGTGGTTCCTCATCACCAAAAAGGTCTGTCTTGATTTGGGATGCAGCAGATAACTCTTCCACCTTTTCAGCAGCATATTCTTCCAGCACTTCCCGCTTTTCAGCATCACTCTTCTTGGCAAAATCCTTGTCTTCCTCCATTGCTCTCCTTACAAAATCATTTATGTAATTGCTCAACACAACATCAATCTTTGCCGCCAATCCTTGTGATTCCATCTGTCCTTTTTCTTCAGTTGTTTTATCTGGAAATGGGTCAAGGTTCATGACAGTGTTCACAAAATCTGCAACTGTTGGATTGGCATAAAATTTCTTTGCACCAATCTCCTTTTGCATTTCTGTCAAAATGATTGGGTTGATACCTGCACTTTTTGCAGTCTGATATTCACTGAACAGGTATGAAGTGCTTACCACATCATACTTCTCTGGAATCGGGATGATTGGCAACATTGCTTTCCGGTCATCTTCATTGGGAACAATGTTTTTGTACCTTAATTCATTGATGAAGTAAGCAGTGGTGTTTGCAACACTTACAAGCATTCCAGCAAAAGTATAAATGACATTGTTCACCTCATCTTGGTCATATGCTTTTGCTGTCCCTGATTGGTTCATCCCTGTTTCAGATAAGTGTTCCATATTGACAGCAGCAAGTGCCTTTCTCAAATGCAGTTCAATCCTGTCATTCTGCACCTTCAGAATTTCAGGATTCTTGTCAACATACCCAACAGGTGGTGTTGGAATATTACCCTCTCCCAATCCTTGTGGACGGATTAATATTTCATTGAAAGGTGACTTGCCTGTTGCATACCCTGTTCCCTTGCATACATGGCAAGTGGTTGGGCCATCTGCACCTGCAACCTGTCCTGTTCCATGACAATCAGTGCATGGAATATTGTTCACCCTCCACTTTTCCAAATACAGGTGCATGATGACACCTGCATCCAAATCATTTGATTCCCTTGCTGCTTTATTCAGGTGTGGAACCATTGGAAAAAGTGGTGTCTTCTTTAAGGTATATGGCCCTCTTCTTGCCATGAATTTTCCCGGCACCTGAAAGACAGGCAATTCATTCAGTCCATGCATAATGGTATTGGTAAGCAAATATTTCCCATCTTCAGCTTCTTCCCATTTCTGATATGATGAGGTTGTGATAACATAATAAACTTGTCCTTTTGAAAAAGTGTTTGCACCTGAAGTAAGTGTCTGCAATGCTTTTTGGTTGTTCATAATCTGCATCTGTCTTTCAGGTGACAGCATGGAACTTAATTCATCACTCTTCAACACTGCATAATCTTCAGGGATGAACTCAATCACATTGGGTGAATTGAATACCTGTCCAATTGGTTGCATGTATTCAGTTCCCTCCTGTTGTGCAAAATCTTTTGGCAATACTGCAATGACAGCATTTGCATCCAATCCCAATGTCCTCAACACCTCTTCAAATAACCAATATTCAATGTCATCATAAATGGGATATTTCTTGGTCAGGTATATTTCCAAGGTTTCTTCCTCATTGATGATTGGTGGAATGTCATCTGAAAATTGCATCATCCAATCAGGTGACCTCCTGATTTTTTCCAGAACTCCCAACACCTTTTCAATTGGGTTTTGTGTTTCAGGTTCATAAATTGATTGCCTGTATTTTTGCACTGCATCACTTTCATTTGGTCGCTGTTCCCTTATCAATCTGATTGGCATTTCACCATCTGCATGAACTCTTAATTGTGCATAAAGGTCAATTGAATCCTGATATATAAGGTTTACTTTAAAACCTGTGAACCTTGCTTTTAATTCTTGTGGTGATATTACTGTTGGCATGACAATTCAATATTTTTTTCTTTCTTTTAAGAAACTCCTTTTCTGTTTCCATGAATAACTGTTTTGCAGCTTCAGTTTTTGATATGCTGCTTTTGAGAGAATGTTATAAACTAATATCATGTAATTACTTGCATTATTCCCTGCCATTGAAATGGCTGCATATTCATTGCATATCTCATGCACTTGCAGCATCCTTTTCTTGTCAGCTTTGCCCCAAAAAATTGGTCTGAAGTTTTCCTTGTGTGGGTAAGTCCTTGTCAATGCTCCTGCAATGGAAAATGCAAGTTCATCAGGGATTGCATCAGCAAAAACAGTGTGTTTCACCTTCAGGTTGTCATATACTTCCAATGCCTTGTCAAACCATTCCTTCACCTTGCCTGTCTTCTTGAAGTAAATGAACTCTGAATGGATTGTATAATATTCACCTTCACCATACACTTCCCTCACTTCCTTCAGACTTGCCCACAATGTATCTGTCTTTCCAAAATTGGAAAAGGTCAGTTCATATGGTTCCAACTGATTGAAATATTCTTCAGGTGCTTTCCCTGTCCACAACAAATCACAATCCAAGTACAAGGTTTCATCAAAAGGACTTAATTGATTAATAAACATTTTTGTTCTTATCCATGCAACCTTTCCCTTCCATGTATAATATTCAGCAGGTATCTCACTGATGCTATTAAATAACCTTAACTCATTATCATTGATTAACTGTTTTCCATTACCTGCAAAAGCAAGATGAATGGGAATATTGCTTTTGGTTCTTATGCTTGCTGCAAGTGCAGCAGCCATTTTCCCATACCAACCATGTCCACATGCTATAATTAAAATCCCTTTCATATCATTTACATTGTTGTAATAAAACCAAAACAGGTTGCCCACCAATTGTGATGCTATTATTATGACTTACACTGCTTCCATTTATGGTGACAGGGTTTTGAATCTTATTGTGTGAAGTGTAACTTCCTGTTGAACCTGTTACCGGAAAATACATGGTGGTTCCTCCAATGCCAATGGTATAAACACCAACACTGTTCTTGTTACCCACTGAAGTTCCACCACATGCATCATATGAATTTGAGAACACATTACTCACATCAAGGTTGACTGATAATGCACCTGTCAATTGTGCCTTGAATGTGGTTGAATTGTCAAGGGTAATCAATAAGGCAAATGGTGTTTCTGTTGTTATAGCTTCAATCAAAATATTATCACCTGTTGATGCTACATAAGTATAAATCACTTCTTCAAGGTCAGTTCCATCAAATAACACTGTACCTGTTGAAGTATTGGTGACTTTTAAATGAAAATAATTTATACCACTGCCATCCTGATTATATAATCTTATGGCATAAGATTTACCTGCTGAAAGGAATTGTTCGCTGCTGTTTGTGGTGTATATATCTAACACATAAGTTGAACCATCTTCAATAATTTCCAACCTTCCTGCAATACTGCTTGAAGCAGCAGTGTTATTCAATGACCAATTCATTAAGTATGGGAAGGTTATACTTATTTCATCAGTGTATTCAAACCATCCTGCTGTTTCACAATTGGTAACATCAAAACGGACTGTGCCATTGTAAACTGTACCTGAAGGTGTACCAAATAACCTTATGTAATTAGTTCCTGATACATTTACAACTTCAACTGTCATCCATAACGGCACTTCATAAACAATTATATCAAATGGTGCTGTTCCTGCTGTAATTGGCATTAAAACTTCATATGGAACATCAACAAATCCATCTGGAACAGGCATGAAATCCACCACAATCGGTTCACACACTGCTCCTGCTGAAGTGCTTGAAACAATTTCATAAGATGCTCCTTCCTCCACAACAAATGAGAATGCATTTCCAACACTTCCGGGATATTCAGGTGCATTGTGAATGATACTTCCATCCTTATAAACCGTCATATTGGAATAGTCTGTTGTGCTTGTTTCCAATCCAACATTCACATTGATTGTGCTTCCAACAGCAACAGCAATTGTGTTTGATAAATTTTCAAAAGTGGAAACAACAGAAGTTCCATTTTCAGACACCATCAAATATCCCTGCACATCATCACCTTCTGTAAATGTCCATAATAAATTTCCTTCAGGTGGTGGTGGTGGTGTGAAACTCTCACACACTGCACAATTGTCATTCCTCACAAGGTATGGTGTTGCATACACCTTTGTCTTTGCAGGTGAGACTTCTGAATATCCCGGTTTATCATACCACTCAATATCATATGAACCATTCTTCCTTATCCCTCCACTATATACATCACTCTCAATAAACACTGCATCATGTGACAAGGCAACCTTTATCTTTTCATGGGTTGCTGCATCCAAATGGTCAACAGTTAACTCAAAGGTTTTTCTTGTGACAGACTTCAACACCTTAACACTGCCATCACTCTTGAAATACACTTCTTCCTCATCCACAAATTGTGGTTTCCATAAGTACATTGGAACCCTCACCCTGTTGGGTGTATGGTCTGCACAATAATTGAATCCATAAGAATTTTCTTCACAACTATATTCAATAATTGAAGTGTATTTATTATCAAATACATGCTTCAATAAAACACTGTTATAAATGAAGGTATAAGTGCCAACCACCAACAACACAATTGTAAAGCAGGAATCAAATGGTGCATAAGTATCAACATCAGGCAACCCATTTGTCCAGTATGCAAGAACCTGTGTTGCACTTAACCTGTAAAATGTGAAGTAATATCCATCAGCATAATAATCATGTAATAATTCACTTTCAGGCATTGACCAAATTGACAACTTCAAGGTATCATTGCCAATGGTGTCTGCTTCTGCTTCATCTGCTGCTGTAAGCAATACCTGAAATGCAATGTCACTTCCTGCTGCAATTGGTAATGGCATGTCAGGTGGTGGTGCATCAGAAAAGTTGATGAATGATAATCTTGGGTTGCTTAATACAATGCTCATTTTTTAAGGTCTTATATTTATTTCATCATAAAATTCATAACTGCTTCCACCGTCACAATTGGAAAGGGTAAACTGAATCATGATATTATCAGTCCAAACAGCAGGTGGTGTCCCTGATAAAGTTAAAGTGCCACCTTCAGCACCTTCAGTTGCATAAATGGTCAGGTTCATCCAAGGTGGTTTGTTCACATATTCAACCACAAAAAGTCCTGTTCCACCCAATGTGATTGAATGATTATAATAAACTCCATAATGTGCATCAGGCATGGTGTCAAGTACCTCTGTTGGCCCTGTCACACCAACACATTCTGCTCCTGCAATTGTTACAGCAATATTGTCATAAAATCCAAATGCCCCAACACCATCACAATTGGTCACATTGCCAAAAATGACAAATGAAGATGAAGGATTATCAGGTGTCCCATGAAATACCAAATCACTGCCAATTATCTCAATGGTCATCCAAGGTGCTTTTGAATAAACACTTACAAGGAAAGGTGGTGTTCCTGAAATTATTGGTATTGAATAAGAGTAAGGTATTTCATAAAAAGCATCAGGCATTGGGCCATAAGTACCCATCATAATTGATTCACACCCTGCTGTTGCAGGATAAACTTCTGAAAATATTTCATAAAATGCACCTTCCTCAACAACAAAAGAAAATTCATTTGCAATGGTGTTCCCTTCATAATCTGCTGCATAAATATTTACACCATCCTTCTTCACAATCATGTGGGTGAACCCTGTTTCAAATCCTGCTTCCAAACTTACAATCACATGAACAGAACTTCCAACAGGTGCAAAAAATCCCAATGCTGGAATTGGATTGGTGTTATTTATTATTGGTGTACCATCTAAATCCACATGAACTGTTCCCTGTTCATCATCTGTTTCAGCATAATGCAGAAAAACATTTGCAGGTGGTGGTTCCGGTGGTTCACTTGCTTCAGCATATTTTGGAATCAATATAAATTTTGCTTTCCCTTCTTCCGGTTTATAACTTAAAGTATCAATCCAACCTTCACTGTCCTCACAAGTTCCACTATTAAATAATATTAATCCATAAGGGTTCAGCAGAATTGCTCTGAAGTCATTCAATGACATTGGATATTCAAATTCAATCCTTTCAGCACTTAACAATGGTTCCATGTTGGATGCATCTTCATACAATGCAGATTCCAATGGCATGTTCTCCTTGATTGGCACAACCTCCAACCTGCATGTTGCATCCTGCATCTTCCCTTCTGCCAAATAATTTCCATCACCTTCAGTGAACACCAACTTGTTTGCAGGATTTAATTTCTTATATGATGCAATGACCTTATCCAACCACCTCATTGCATTTCTTAATGGTGATAAGCGGAAATTGTATAATGTTTCAGGACTGATGATATTAACAGGTGAATCCACATTCCCTTGCTCAATAACAAAATCCTGTTCTGCCAATGTGATTGTCACTGAACCTGCTGATTCATGAACCAACAGGGTTGTGAAGTAAATGTTGGAACCAATAATGTCTGCAATGACATTTGGGCCATTGTTGCTTGCTGTATCTGAAATGATTACAAAATCACCAACCTGCATATCAGGAAAAGAACCCACCACTGTCATATGTGAAGACTTGATAACAGGTGCAAACAATGTGTAAGAATATGAACGGTTGAATCTCTTAATGCATGCAATAAAATTGTCATTGTCAAACCTCCAATCCTTGCTGTCAAAATACTTCCTTCTTGTTATCTCCCATGCATAACCACTTGCAATGAATTTGCTGATTCTCTCAAAATTATTTTTAACCTCTGATAATGTTGTCCTGTAAGTTCTTTTGGTAAGAAATTCATCTAAACCATTGTATTCTTCAGCTTCCCATTTCTCATATCCAAACTTAAAGGTTGCATATACTTCAGATTCTTGGCACTTCCTTTCCACCTGATTCACTGCATCACAATTCATCAATACATCATTGCTGTAAAAATATTTCCAATGCTCAACCCTTATCCTTTTGAACCCTGCATGCATGTCATCTTCCTCCACACCAAATCCAATGTGGTGAATTGGGTCAAGTCCCTCCCACATATCCTTCATGGAAACTGTCATCAGAAAAGGTTCATCTGGAATCCTGTTCTCCTGCTTCCTTATAAACAAACCCTTACTTATTATCTCCAAACTGCCACAACCATCTGCACTGCTTACATAAGGTTGTGAATCTGTCCTTCCAAAGTAATCACTGTAAACCCTCATCTTGTCATCAGTGATTGCTTCTGTTATCCTGCTCAATGTTTCATTGACAAGGAATGCTTTTGACAATGATGAAGGTGTGATGCTGATTGTGGATGCTTTGAAATATGTTTCCACATCAAACACCACTTCCATTGCAGGTTCATCACTGTTGCTTTCATCAATTGTCCTGTTGTGTAATGTGGAAATGAATAAATAAAATCTGTCACCTGCAACCATTTTTAAATCAGTGGCAAATGAAAGGTCAAATGGTAACTCATCACCATCATGCATGCTGTCAACCCAATAATTAAGGGAAAAGAATAAATCCTGAATATCAAGATATTCAAAATCTTCCTTCAACTCTCCTGTTTTACTTATTGGCAATCTGCAAAAAAACATTTTCACATTATCCAATGCACTCACCCTGCAAGTCAGCTTTCCTTTTATCCTGTATTCAATATGAACAAAATCATTCACCTCATTATAATTGGGTGATTCAGGCCCGTAATTAATAATTGCTGTCAATGCATTTGGCCATATATAACTAACTCCCCAAGCATTTCCCGGTGGTGTTTCAAACCTGATTGCATCTTGTGAACCATTGTTTATCTCCCCATCAAGGTCTGCTGCATAATCATATTTTGGTTGCGGTTCAAAATAAAAACTTCCAATTTCAGCAACAGCAGTTTTGGTCATCCCAATACTTATCATCCCATATTCAGCTTTTGAAGTCCCACTTGATAAACCAACAACACCTTCAATGGTTGTCCCATTGGCAATCTCATTCAATGCATAATCTTCAATATAAATTCCCTTGGACGGTAAGACAATATCAAACCCTAACTTATTATAAGGCATTAATGCAGTCACCTCATCAAATCCTTTGTCAGTCATCAAATTAACCTGTTGGTCAAACCTGTTGGTGAATGCCATCACATCAGAAGTGGTTTCAATTGGTATCTTCACAAAACATGCATCACCACATGTGAACTTGTATTGACCAAATAATAATTGTCCTCTATACAATTCTTTATATCCCTGCTCACCACAATCCAATTCAATCACCATTGTCAACTTTCCCTGCACTCCATATGCTTCATATTCTGTTTGAATCATCTTCATACTTGCACCATAAAAAGTGAAGTCATTGCCAGCATAATCAAACACAATCCCATGTTTATCCAAATCCCTTTTGATGATAATGTCACAAGCATCCCAACCTTGTGGCTCTTCAATTAAAGTTGTTACATTATCCCTGTCAATCAGGGTGAATCTCCAATTCATAATGAATACCTCTTATTCTGAATCCTTGTGATATTGTTCCTTTCTTCCAGATATATTGACAACCCATTTGCATCAGCATTCATGGTCATCCTTGGTCTTCCATCAGTATATTTTGCAACTGATTGACCAATCCTGTCATAATCAATTATGAACCCATTTTGATTGACATGAGTTGGTGATAATTCATTCATGACAGGCATTGAATAATGTGGTGCAACCTTGGCAAGATATTCTTCAAACTTCATTTCATGCATTGCTTCCAATGCAGGTTTGTATTTTTCAGTTGCTTCAGCAGTTGTCACCCATTCCCTTCCATGCACAACACCTGCAACTTCATCCTTCCTCTTATTACCTGTCCAACCACCTTTTCTGAATCCCGGTTGTTGAGCACTGATTTTTGCAACACTGATTGCAGTGGTTGCAGCAACAACAGCAGCAAGGATGACACCTGCAATGATTGTTGGTGCAGTGGCCAGTGCATTTGTAATTCCAACCAAACCATTGATGATTGCTGATGACTTTTTTGCTTTTTTATCTTCCTCAAATGCTTTCAGCTTTAATTGCCTTTCCTTTGCTGCATACCTTTTATTAATATCATCTTTGTTCTGTTCAGTTAAATTTTTAGCATTCAATTCTGCTTCCTTCCTTGTGTTCAATTCCTCAATATCCTTTTCCAATTGTGCTTGCCTTGCTTGTGCTTGTGCAGCTTGAATTTCATTGAACACACTTGCAATTGTTTGTGCAGCAGCCATTGCAATCACCTTCCTTTTTTCAACCTGCAACTTGTCTGCATTAATCTGTCCCAAATCATGCTTGGCATTAAGGTCATCAAGTTTTTTCTTCACATCAGTTGCTTGTTGGAAGATTTGGGTTGCAGCATTATCACCAAATGTCTTCACCATCTGCTGTCCAACACTATTCATATAATCTGTAAATTCATCCTGTTTTTTCTTCCTCTTCTCAATTCCATCAATATAAGTTTTAGTCAACTTGTCTTGGTGGGCTCTTGCATCCTTCAACCATTGCGGTTCACCTGCATCAGCAATTGCTTCAGGTGGTTTTGCAAGGACTGTTGCTTTCATTTGCTCCTTCAATAATGCAATTGTTTTGGTATAACCTGCATTCACTCCTTCAATTGCAACCTTTTCAGCAGTCAATGCAAGGATTTTTTCACCTTCTGTTTTTGCAGCTTCCAGTGCCACCCTTTTTTGAAGATTGATAAGCATGTATTGCAATTCAACAATCTCACCTGCTGCTGCTGCTCTTAATGCAAAACCATTCTTCTCATTTTCAAGAATTGCTTTTTGCTTTTCAATCTCACCTTCAATGATAACTTTTGCAGCTTCATCCCTTGCCTTTTTATCAGCTTCAATTAAAGCAAGTCTTTCCTTTTCCTTTTCCTTGGAATCATCCTTGATTTTTTCTTCCTTCTTCTTATCAATTTCAACCATTCCCCTTGCTCCATCAACAGTTGCTTTCAGAAGAAAATTCATTTTCTCACCATTCAACCTTAAAGAATCTCTTGCAGCATCCTTCTCCATTTGAAAATTTTCCTTAATCTGCTTCTGCTTTGCTTCCTTTGAAACACCACCATAATTGCCACCTGTTCCTGCTGTACCTCCTGAAACAGTTGCAGTGTCATCCTTTGCTTCTGCAAGTTTCTTGTTTGCTTCTGCTGCTTTTAATTCCAAATCCAATTCAATCTGTAAATTTTCAGCAGCAAGTTTTTCCATTTGTGCTGCTGCTGCATTTGCTCTTGCTTTCCTCAATATGGATGCAGCAGTTAAATCATAAGCATTCCCAACCTTCCCTGTAAGGATTTGTTCATTGGTCAGTTTTGCAAAATAATCAGGATATTCTTCTTTCAAATCCTTAACAATCTGCAATCTTGTTTCCATTGGAACATTGGTGGATTCCACCTGTGCTTTCAATATCTTCAAATCAGCAGTTTCCTTTCCAGCAGATTCAGAAATTTCCTTGTTCATTTCTGTCATCAGCTTTGCTTTCCAATTTGCATCTTCAATGCTTTTTGCATAGTCATACATGCCTTTTGCCGCCAATGCAATTATTGCAATCACTGCTCCAATCCCTGTTGCCAGCAGTGCAATCCTGAATGCTTTCATTGCTCCTGTACTTGTACCAACTGCAAATGCATACACCTTTTGTGCAGCAGTTTCCAACTGAATCTTCAGGATGCTTTGACCTCTTAAAAAATTCTCCACCTCCTTCAAACTGTTGGTCACTGCCATCAGTGCATTGAGTTTCACCAATGCCTTTTGCATGTCCTCATTCTCTTCACCAAATAATGCAACAGCACCTTCTGCCAGTTGGAAACCTGTTGCAAACATTCTGATTCCTTCAACAGCAGTGTCCAATCCTTTTGTATCTGAAGACAATGCTCTTATCCTTTCAGCAGTGTCACCAATTTGGTCTTGCAGTTGGCCAGCTTCAATGGCCATGTCCATGAATGCTTGTGAATCTTCAATCCCATTTGCTTCCATCACCTGCATTGCTTGTGATAACTCCCTCAACCTTGTTTTCATGCTTACTGCTCTTCCTTCCACCTGCTGAAATTGGTCACCCAACTCACCAACCACATTGCCTTGAATGGTATCAACAAAATCTTCCATTGTCATTCCAGCAGCTTGCAGTGCAGTCTTAAATTCCACAATGGAAACACCTGCTTCAGTCAATCCACCTGTCACCATTGCATGAATGGACTTGTTAAAATCATTCACACTTACTGTCCCTTTTTGCGCTCCACTTATCATGGTCTTAAAGGACTTGGTTGCCTGTGCTTCAAAATCCTTCAGTTGCTTGGTGCCAAATGCACCAACAGCAGCTTTTTGACTGTTCCTTAATTTGTTGACATATTCATCAAGTTTGGTTCCTGCATCACCCAACAATTTTTGACGTTCAGCAATCTCCTTATTCATCTTATCAGCTTCTTCCCTTGCCTTCTTTTCAGAATCGGTCATGCTGTCAACCTGCTTCTTTGCTTCGGGAACACCTGTTGTCTGAACACCTACATTTATTAAAATATTATCAGTTGCCATGATTTAAAAGTTGTTTAATATTCTTTTCCATTTAATCTTTCAAACTGCTTGACAGGTTTCTTCATCCTTTCATTTAAAATGAACATATACCTCCACAATGTTAACTCCATTACATCCTTTATTTTTGAGGGTTCATTGTCAGCGATAAATAAGATTTGCCTTTCAATTTCTTTGTCTGTTCTTCCGGCAACATTTGTAATAAAGTGTCCAAATGAATCTGATTTAACTTTTCCTGTACTTGAATATAATTCCTTAAATTCCCATTCATATTCTTTAAAACAGGCAACAACTCCTGCAAAGGATTCAGCAAAAAAAAATCAGTTCCACCATATTTTTTCCAGTGTGAAACCTTCCTTGCATTCAATGCATAATCATAATCATTGACATTCTCATCAGCAGTAAAAAACACAATGCTTGCAATCTTATAAACCAACTCCATGTCAATGGCAATTTCCAACCTCTGATTCAGTTGGTCATTCAGCTTCTTAATGTTGTAAATGTTTATCTTGGTTTTAAGCAACTGTTCATCCACTGCTTTGACATGCTCCTTCAAATATTCCATGCTGCATTTCATTCTCATTTCCTCATAAAACACCATCGTCTTCAATCCACGCAATGCAGGAACATTGTTGAAGTCCTCAAACTGGAAGTAATCAATGCCACCACAAGTGAATGCATGCTTGATTGGTGCATTGACCTTGGGGAATTTATTTTTTCTGAATATCCTGTTGATTATCTTTTGTAAGACCATTTTTGACAAGGTTTTCTTTAAGTTGATAATGGTGGCCAGCTTGAATGACATGACCTTTGTTCAGTATCTTGAACAGCTTTGGACGCAATAAAACAAGGAACCCTCTGAAGTCCTTGTTGGCACAATCAAAACCCTGTCCACTTGGGCATGCACATTTACTGCAAATCCACCCAAGGGATTCCAGTTCACTCTTCTTCTCCTTCATCTGATTTGGATTTAGCAATTAATGAATCAATGATATAATTACAACCACCAATGGCAAATAAAAAAAGCAAGTAATCCCATGTCAGGGAAAACTTACTTAATGTGAACAGGGTTCCCCAAATGCTTGCCATGCATACTGGACAACCATATAAAGGTTTTCTTGCATAACAGGCAAGTGTTAATGCCCAATTCTTTGCAGGTAATGCAGCCCACAAGTGTTCAAATAATCTTGGGATGAAATGAAATATCATCCCCTCCTTCATGGCTGTGTAAATGAAAATAATCTTGAAGGAAGTGACAACCACCAATGCAAAATATTCCAACATGATGAATGGAAGATTGAAAAAAAATGGGTAGCTGTTTTGTTGCTGCTTAACGCATTACAACCGGAAGAAGAATGTGAAAGTAAATGTTATGCATAAAAAATGCAAAAAAAAAGGGAAGGTGGAAACCTCCCCTGCCCAATAAAATTTAATATCATACAAATGAACAGTTATGAAGGTAAGTGCTTTTTGTCCAATCTCTTCACTTCCTCCATTGCAAATCTTGCTCTTGGAAGTTCATTCTGTTCAATCCATTTGGTTGCTTTATTTATTAAGTCATTGCGAATGAATGAAATATATTGTTCAGTTGTGCATTCAATGTGTCTTCCAGCTTCCACACTTGCAATAAATGGGTTCAATGGTTTGACAATGCTGTTCAGTTTATCCTGAAGCAACTTCTGCTCATCAATAATGGTTCCATTTGTCGGGTTTACCTTATTAAGTAACTGATACCTGTCATTATTATTTTCCGGTAAAGGTTTAAACCAATCCAAAAAGGCATTGCAAAAGTACCTGAAGCAGTCAAGGGAATCTGATTGTTGTGCAGGGTTGTTCCTGTCAGTTTTCACAATGGTTCCGTCTGCTCTCCTTTTTACATTCTCCAAATCAAACACCAAGGAATTTGCATCAGTGCCATGAATGATGACATTGTAATATGCCAGCACTGAATTGATATGAGTTGAGTTTTTTGCTTGGGAAGGATTTGGTTTAACCTTGAATTGATTGTCACTTAATTTCAGGTAATGCTTAATCAATAAGTAATGTGTCACCTGCTCCTGAAATAAAGATGATACATTGTTCCCATTGTAGTCACCTGTCACAATGAACAGGCATGCAGGATATTTGATAAGCACATATTCACACACACCATCAACACCACCTTTGGGAATCCTTACCACTTCCAGCACCTTCACAATATTATTAAACCATTGGATGACAGTGCATGTCATTGGGTTGCGGTTGAAGTCCCACGATAAATAAACCTCATGGTTCCTGTCAAGGATTGGATGAGGGATATTGACACCATTGCTCACATGCTTGTCACGTTTAAAAGCAAATGCCCAAGGTGAATCATTTTCAACATTTCCCCACAATCCCAATGTGAACACCCTGTACCAATAAGGATTGTTCAGTTTAAGACTTTCATGGAATGCAATTCTTTGTGGACTTGCATATGGATTGTCCTGATAAGTGACATGGGTTGAACGATATTTCAGAACAGCAGTTTTTTCCTTGCCATCCTTAATGTATTTCACTTCAATGTTTCCGGTGAAGTTGACATTGGGTTCATGTGCTTTATAAAAGGTTTTGTAAATCCAAAAATCAGTGTAATCAGGTGTTGTTGCTTCAGGGTTAAAAGTTAGATATAATTTCACCCTCCCATAATCACTTCTTAAACCTGTCAGGATATTGACAAAAGCATCTTCATTCAGTTGGTTTGCTTCCTCAATCCAAGCATGTGAAGGATTGGTGAATGAACGTATTTGTGAAGGATTATCCATACCTCTTGCATGCATGGAATTTCCATTGAAGCATTTAATGGATAAGGGTGAGACAAGGAAGGTGAACATTTCATTGCAATCCCAATCTTCAACATTGTCCTTTATCATTTGCCATTGGGATTCCTTTATGCTTTCATAAGTCTGCTTGATAAGCAATGCTCTGAAGTAAGGAAGTGACATGCATGCTTCACTGAAAAGTTGAGCAACAAATTTTGACTTCCCTGAATCCCTTCCACCAAAAATCAATTCAATGTCAATGTCATCATGAAGGTCAATGAGGTGTTGAAAACAATCAAGATAAATTCCTTCATCAATTTCAACTTCCTTCATTTAATTCAATATCTTTTTTTCGGGTAACAACAATCTTCCTTTCAGTGATTTCAGTTTCTTGTTTTGGCATTCCAAGTGCCTGATTTATCATTGCAGTGAATGCAATTGAATCACTCTTCTTGATTGCCTTTTCCATTTGCTGAAGTCCCATCAATTGTCCAACAGTCATGTCCAGCACTTGTTCACCATAAGCAGCAACCAATGATTTTTTGATTGGTGATTTGGCTGAAAACTTGTACTTCATGTCAAGCATTTCCTTCAGGACTTGCCTTGTGAATTTCTTCCTGTCCCAACCTGCTTGCTTGACTGCATTTGACGGTTGATAATCTTTTGAAAAGTGTTTTCCATCTTCTCCATTCAGTTTTTTATACCCACCATTTTTCTTTTGTGGAACATTTGTGGAATCTTCCATTGCTTATTGTGTTGACTGTTAATGGATTAACAAAGTGAAGTTCATAATATTATGGATGACATTTCGGGAAAATGTTTCACATGGAACATTTTTGTTCTGTTATGACCAAGTAAATCTTCCACAAAATGTGCATATCTGCTCAATTTTGATGAGGGAAAATTAAATAAAAGTTACTGTATAAAACATGAAAGGTTTTACCTCATCTGTTTTAAGGGTTTTGAGGTGGTTTTAGCGGGTTTTGCGGGTTGGATGAAGGAAGAGTTGCCTGAAGGTGTTAAAAGGGAAGGAAGGTGGCAAGGGATTGATTTGTGAGAGGGAATAAAAAAAGGTTGACAACCTTTTCAGGTGCCAACCAATGATTGTTCAGTAATGCAGGGAACTTCTCACAGGAACCTGCCTGAACAATTATGCAAAGTTAAGAGAATCTTTTTTTGAGTTTTTCATAAGTTTCCCTGTCAATAAAACCCATGTTCCAATTTTGGTTAAGGTCTTCAAGTTGGGCATTTTTAAGAAGGTCATTTTGGAAGAAGACAAGTTTGCAGGTTTCATTGAGGAAGGGATTATCTGCAATGGCTGCAATCAGTTTTTCTTTGACAGCATAAAGTTCTTGCTTGGAATCAGCTTCAATGGTAATGGTTAATTGTTCAATCATGGTTGTGATTTGTTGAGGTTTTAAAAATTTTTATAAGGTTGGAAGTCCATACATTTCCCTTGTTACTATTTTACCATACCAACTTCGGTCAAGGTGCAGCAGGAATAATTTTGTGAGTTCTTCATCAAGGTGCAATGTCAATTCAGTTCCATCACCTGCTGTTGCAGTAATCTCCAAGCATTTGCCGTCTTTCCTTGGCATGACAAATTTGAGTTCTTTTTGTTTTGTCCTGAACCATTGGCTTGGTTTATGCCAATTTCTAAAAAAGGATTTTTTCATTTTTATTGATTGTGAAGGTGGTGAGGTTTCATGCTCACCACCTGATTTTTTTAGTTTTGGTTTTGTTGGAATTGGTTCCAGTGTGCATAAACCCTTGTGTCAAGTTCTGGACTGCTGATTGTGTGCATTCCGGTTTTGTTGCTTATCATCCACCACCTGTCACCATTTTGTCTTAACTGGACTTCAGGGTTGCCATCCATTGTGGCCACAAGGACTGAAGATGCAATGATTACTTCTTCATACTGCATGAAGGTGAAACCACGTTCAATCATTTCTTCAATATTGTCAAGGTGTCTTGACAGTGCAACATATCTTCCATTGATTGTGAAGAACCTGTCACCTGAACCATTTTTGAATGCTTCATTGATTGAAGAATAAGTTTGCATGCCATTGATGATTGTTGCTTCAGTGTTGTTGAATGCTTTGCTGATTGCCTGTTGAACCCTGATTCTGTTAAGTTGTGCTGAAAGTGTCATTTAATATTGGTTTAATTGTGAGACACAAAAATATGGTTGAGGTTTCACATGACCAAATTTATTTTGACTTTATTTTTATCCATAAATGATTGCTTCAATAACAGCTTTCAGTTTATCTCCATTATCTGTTGCAATAAGGCAAACTTCACCATTATTTCCTGAAAACCACAATTCAATTTTACCTGTTTTTTCGTATTTTAAACAGGTATCACCTTCAATCATTCGGTGATAATCTGATGATTGAAAAAACAGAACTTTATCATCCTTAAAATATTTATCAATAACTTCTTGCGTTGTCATAATAATTCAATATGATTTTTCTTTTGACTTGACTTTTTCAGCACAAGTTTTCCCAAATGGGAATTCACCTTGAGAGACATGACCTTCAGGGATTGTTTCATAATATTTTCCATCAGTGTTTGACAATTCCAAATAAACAACCTTTTTTGGATTCAGGACTTCATTGCATTTTTCACACCTGATTTTTTTCATGATTTTTATTTTGACTTTATTTTTTTCTTGTTATGCTGTCAAGGTAAGCAATTGCAGTGTTGACTGCAAAGTTGGGCAAATCTCCACCAAAGGAAGCAAGTTCAACACCATCCTTGTTGATGAAGACAGTGGTTTGTGTTGGCCAAAACTGTATTGATATTTCATACCTGTCAGAATATCTTATGAGTGCAGCCAATTTAAGAAGGTCAATTTTTTTCATGGGATTGGATTTGTTCTGTTTCAAATTTGTTGCAAGCAGTTGCAATGAATTGTGCTTTTTCTGCTGAATCGGTTATTGCAATGATGACACCTGAATTGAGTTGGACACCTGTTGAAGTCATTGAATTTTGCCTGAAGGTGACAACATAAGGCATTTTTTTATTTCCTGTTGCTTCCCAACTGTATTTATTGTTCATGGTTGTTGTTTTGATTTTATTGCTGCAAGTTGTTTTTCACCATCCAATCTTAATTTTTCATCCTTGCTTTTGAGTTTTGCCATTGCTTCAGCATAAATTCTTTTCCTGTATTCTCCTTCTGTTTCCCACTGGAATTTGTGAGGTGGTGAAGGTGTATTGAGGAACACATTGATTGCCTTGGCAAGTGAAGCAGTGTCATTGAGTTTGCCTTTTGGGAGTTTGGTGATTGGGATTAAGTTGAAGACTGTTTCACATAAGGCAAGCAATCTTTTTGCTTCATTGAGATTGTCCAGTGTTCTTGAATTGGCCATGATATTTGATTTTATTTGGTTAATATAATGTTGCTTCAACATCAGCTTGTGCCAATGCTCCAAGCCATGAAGACAAATCTTGCTTGGTGACTTTTTCTTTTTTTGAATATCCATAATATTTCCTGTATGCTTCTTTAATCTCATTCAGGTTCATATTGATTTGAATGGTAAAAATGGTGAAGTTGTTCATGGTTTTATTGGTTAAAAAAACAGCAACCTTCAATTCCTTTTTTGTTGTTTTACCTGAACAAGCAGGTGGAGTGGAACGTCAAACTTCCCAACAAAAATCCGTTCTCTTACCCTTGAATGGTTGCTGTTTATAATTTTAATGGTTAAGAGTTATTTATAAACAATCCATGCATCACCACCCACTTCAAGGTGATTCTTTTTCCAAAACTTTTTTTCATAAGGTTTGAAGTTTTCCATGAACCATTTCTGTTCACTTTTGCTGAAGACATGGGTGAAATTTTTCCCTGATTTTGCAGTGAAGTCTTTTCCAGTGATGAGAACAATGAACATTTTTGGTGTTTCCCTGATGACCTTCCCAACAAGGTTGGGTGTTGTGATTCTTGGTGTTCCAATTAAGACAGTATTGCTCATGGTATTGTTGGGTTGAATCGTGAAAAATATTCTTCTTCAGTGATTGGGTTATTAACACACCTTTTCAGTTCTGAAATACAATCACTCAATTTTTGTTCATGGATAATTCTGCTTTCCATGTGAGCATTGAAAAATGGTTTTTTGAGGTAAATCCAAAAACCATCCCCAAGATTGCGTTCATCTGAAATGTCATCAATTGCGGCAAGATATTTTGTTGCCAGCTTGTCAAGGGTTTTGTTGCCTGTTGTTGCCATGATTTGATTTTTATTGGGTAACTGTCAGTTAATGAAAGATAATGGCTGCAAGACCTTCCTTGCAGCCATTGGTGATGATTTAGAGCATCCTGTTTCCCCTGAAGGAATATCCACCATGATAATATGAAGCAGCTTTCTTTGGTGCAGGTGGTTTCACCTCTTCAACAGGGTGAACCTTTATGGTCAGATACCCATAAATGTCAAGGTCTGTTGTTCTTACAAAAGTGATATTCACTTTTTGACCATTCAACTTGAAGTCAACAAACTGAATCAAAACCTTTTTACCACTTTTCATGGTGTCCCTGAAATTGTCCACTTCAACACCACCTTCAGCAATGGCTGATTTTACCAATTGGATAAGTGTATCTGAAGAGTTTTTGCAAATGGCTGCATTGCCTTTTGAATTGTACCCTGCAACAATTTGGTTTGCTCTTGCCTGAATTGCTTTTACTGCTGCTGCTTTGATTGAAGATGAAGTTGTCATGTGAGAATTTTTAAGTTTTTTTCTGAATTGTGAGATACAAAGATATGACACCTTTTCACATGTCCAAATTTATTTTGTCATTTTTCAAAGTTTTTTTTCAGCATGACCTTCTTATTGGATAAGAGTTATTTAATAAGCAGGTGAAGGTTCCCATGTTTCTTCCCTGATTTTTGCAAAACCAAGACCTTCCAGAAGTTTGCATGCTTTTTCATAAGAGACTTTTCCTTTGGGAAGGTTCCGTTTATATTCACATGCTAATCTCCTGTCAATTCCAAGGGATGCATGCCAGTTCCTTTCTTCCATAATGTTCTGAAGAATGTCAATTGCATTTGCATTGATTTTTTTGGTCATAATATTTTTTTTAAAAAGTTAATAAGATTTTTTTAAAACTCTTCCATTCATCAATTTATTATCTTCCAGTGTTTCACCTTCTGCCAACCACATTCCACCCTGAAAGGTGCCACCTTTGAACACAAGGTCATACATGACACCAAGGGTTCCATCCTTCCTGTATTTGATGACAATTATGTCACCTGCATTCAGTCTTGTGTATTTTGGTTGGTGCAGGGTTGTTTGTGTTCCATCATATACCTGAACCATCCCGATTCCGGTTTTCTTCCAAGGTTGGGTTCCCCGGTATGACCTTTCATAAATGTCCACAATGGTTCCACTTGGCAACCATCTTTGTTCAGCTTCAGCAATGTTAAGTTGATTCTGCTTGTGGTGCCATATTGAGTTGACATTTTTCAGTGCTGAAAGTTCATCCCTGTATTTGTCATGAAGTTCTTGGGTGATTTTCCTTCTTACTGCTTCAGCTTGGATGATGAGAGGTTCATATTCCTTCTCAATCCTTTTATCCTTTTCATCCCTTATCTTGTTTTCAAGGTCATGGATTGCAATGTATGATTCAGAAATTTTATCAGATAATTCTTGCTTATTCATTTTAATTTTTAATTTTATTGATTATGTTTTAGGTTTTCTTCCCACTTGAATATTAAACAACGTGAACACCTGCTTATTCATAAGCGGGTTTTTTATCGGTAAAAGGTGAGCCAACTCAATATTGGGCCAACTCTCCTTGCAATCCTTTTTGCTTGTGCTAAATTATAAGCATCAATGGATGAGATTTTAATTTCTTCCCACTGTTTGTTCTTCTCATTGATAACAGTGAAAATCCAATGTTTTACTTCCTTCCTGCTTGGCATGGTTTAATGGATAAAGGTTAATTAATAAGGCAACTGCTCCTGCATGTAATCGGCAAGGGTTGGTGAAAAAAGGTCACGTTCTTCATTCTTAATCCTGTCCACTTCTTTTGTGATTCTCTCATAATCACCACCAAGCAAGAAGGTGTCACTTGCACTTGCACCTTCAGTGTATGCCATTTCAATCTTTTGGATTCTCACCACACATTCACCACGCAAATCACTCAATTCCTTAAACCTTTTCTTTTCATGTGCTCCAACCAAATTCTGTTGCAGCAATGAAAATTCATCTTTTACTTCTTTGCTGAAGATTGTGTCAGTGTAATAAGTTATGATTGCAACCCTGTCAATCAAATCAATTAAGTGCCTTTCCATTTATGAGAATTTTTATTTTTTCAAAAATATGTTTCCTTGTGATTCCGTCCAAATTTTTATTGTCAAAAACTTCTTGCAAGCATCTTCTTCCTTGCATCAGAAAAGTCAATGAATTTTTGCAGCATTTCCATCATTGCTTCTGCTTCATCCCTGTCAATTTCAATTTCCTGCATCCTGAAGTGTTGGCATTTGATTGGGAGTGAAACAGTGTGTGAATCATAACTGAAATTCCTTGGATGCATGGTTGCTTCTGCTGTCTTCAAAAGTGTTTTGCCGTATCTGATTTTCATGATAATTATTGGATAAAAGTTAAAAGAAACCAACCCATGTTTCAGGGTTGGTTGTGGTGTGAGGTTTAGTTGGCACCTGCCATGTCAACAACAAGGTTGAAAAGTTTGGTGTCAATCCTTTGTTGGTCAACAAATGACCTTTTCATTTTATTGTGAAGAATTTCATTGAAAGCATTGTACCCAAGCCACATGTTTGGCTGCATGTCCAATGCTCTTGCTTCATTGTTGATAATGTCCAACACATACCTTGCATTTGCACTTGGTTCAGGGTTCTTCTCTGATGCTTCATACATGAACAGTTCAGATTCCTTGCAAACCATTTTCACAAAATCATTCATGTCAGTGACAGTTGATTCAGCAAGCACATTGAACTTCCGGTGCAGGGAATAAAATTCATTGTCCATGAATTTCTTCACCATTTCATCAATTTTGGGAAGAACAACTTGTGTGACAGTGCTTTTGTGCCTTACTGAAAACCCTGCTTTGGTTTGGGCAATTGTCAGACCATTGGTGCAAATCTTCCTGAAGAAACCAAACCTTCCTGAAGTTGGGCCACCATCATAAGAATTGGTGTATCTCAACATTGGCTGAATCTTATCTTCAGTTCCTTTGATTTTGATTTCCCAATTTTCATCATCAAGGATATAATCAACAGCAAATGAAGCATTGTTCCGGTTGATTGACCTTGTGACATAATTCATGTCAGCTTCAATCATTGCTTCTTCAACCTTAAGGAAAAGGTCTTCATTTTTGAGCAGACCATAAGTGCCTGAAACCACATTCACAATTTTTCCTTCAGAAACAATTGCCTGATTGAACCTTGAAGTGGTTGGGATTCCGGTTAACTGCTGAAGGTTAACCATTTCGACATTTACAAACACATTGTCATTCTGAAGACTGTTGTTGGCATTGAAACTCTGAACTTCATTTAAACTTTTCATGATGAGAATTTTTGTGACAGACTTGATTTTTTTGCTGTCTTGTGAGATACAAAGATAAGTGGGTTTTCTTACTGTCCAAATTTATTTTGACTTTTTTTTGAAAAAGTTTTTTCAGTGCCTTCCAACTTTATAATCCTGATAAATCCTTATGTCATCAGGGTTGGAAGATTTGTAAAAGGCATGACCAACAAACACCTTCTTCCCTTCCCATTTACTGAAGTCAATGTCACTGAAGAATGTTCTTATGTCCTGTCCAATCTTTTCATGATTCAACTTCCTGTTGTGTGCCATTGCAATCCTGCTCAACACATGCCACCTTAATCTTCTGTCCCATTCTGCATGGTCATAACCAAGGTCAATCAGGGTTTGCCTTGCATACATATCACATTCAAATTCCCTTTTGAACCTTGCACCTGTATTCTTCCCGATAATGTGAAATATTTCATGCAAGCACACTGCAAACCTGTCAATGTTGGTTGGTCTTGGAATCTTCACCCACCTTTCTTTTTTGTGTGCTCTTCCACATGCTGTTGTGGAATAACCTTTAACTGTTATCTTATGTTTTTTCAGCAGCTTATTCACATGCTCTTCTGCATGCTTTTTGTCAAACTTTTTCATTGTGAGAATTTTTAAAGTGATTTTTGGTAAATTGTTTTTGCAACCTGCAATGCAGTGTGGCGAAGAGCATATGCAGATTTTAAATAAGGTTCATGTTTTTTGACCTTTGCTTTTGCTCTTATCCAAATGTCACCTGTCATGAATTGCAATTGACAAGTCACCTGATATTGGAATTGCCCAAAAGCAATAATCTCTTCTTTGGTTTCAGGTTCAGGTTTTTGGGTTGACAGTTCATACTTGAATGCACCAACATAATTTGTGACTGTCTGCAATTCATTGTTCATTCTTACAGTGGTGTCCTGAACTAATCCATTTGCCATCCTTAAGGATAATTCAACAATGTCATCCATTTCTTCAGTTGTCATTCCCTTCTGCTGAAGATGACTGATAAGGGAATACTTTGCTTCATTGAAATTTGTGAGAAACATGGTGAGAATTTTTATTTGGTTATGAGAGATTTTAAGGTGTCCCAAGTTGCTTGGGACACCTTCATTGATTATTGGTTGTTGAGTTCTTGTAATTTGGCAACAATCATCCCTTGTGTTGTCATGAATGGCATGTCAAGTCCTGCAACCAATGTCTTGTAATTACTATTTTTTAAATATGAAACATGCCTTTCACACAATACACTGTCACCTGCTTTAAGGGTGATTTGCTTCACCAAATAATGCCATTTATTATCCTGTCCAAAATAAAATGTTCCGTAATTGTAAGAAGTCCTTTTCATGTGAAATTTTTTTTGATTTGTTTCCACAAAGATAAGGGTTGCTTCCAATACTGTCCAAATCTTTTTTGACATTATGTTTGCAACAAATGTTCAAAAAACAAAAACCCAAGATTTGACCTTGGAAGATGAATGTTTTTTGCTTCTTCTGCACTGCTTCTTCATACAGCTTTTTCAGTTCATTGAATCCGTTTTCATCAATGGTGATTCCAAACATTTAATCCTTTGGTGTTTTGATGAAGACAATGGAATGGTCAGTGTTGGTGTCAAATATGCCATATTTGAATCTATTATTCAACCACTGCTTCAATTCATGGTTCAGTGGTGCATAAAATCTTAAGCAGGTGTTTGGTTCCACCTCTGAAACTTCAGTGATAAGGTTTAAGAATCCTGCTGATTTAAGTTCAGCATTCAGACCTTTTTTCATTTGTGCATGTGTCATGATATGAGAATTTTTATTTGGTTGTAAGGTGATAAAATCTGCCATTTACAATTTTTGTGAATGCAATTGCAACATCATGGTTCATGAACTTTTTTTCAATTGTTCTTCCATTTATCGTGTATGACACCATGTACTTCATTGGAACTTTTTCTTTTTGATTCTTCATTGTGAGAGGTTTTATTGAGTTGCAGTTACCCATTAAGCAACTGCAACTTTTGGTGATTTATTAAAAAGTTTTGCGTCCAACAATTACTTTGTCTGCTCTTCTCACAATTCTCCATTCATTTTTGACTTCATTGAAATAAACATATAAGTCATCAGTGTTGAGATTGTGATTAACTGCATACTGCAACATTGCAGTGTTCATGATGAATGCTTGGTCAGATTTTGAAAGTTTCCTTGCCATTGTGAGAATTTTTGATTTGTGAACCACAAAGATAATGGGAATCAAAATTACTGTCCAAATTTATTTTGACAGAATCTTTGCAACAACTGTTCAATTATATAATTCAATCAAAAAATAATAATCACCATTATCCCTGTCAGGTGTCAGGTGGTGCTTCTCCTTCCATGCTTGCATCAAGTACCACCTTTCATCCCTTGATTGGAACCTTTGGGATTCAAGCAGCTTATCCAAACAATAAAGTTCAACCCTGCCAACCATGTCTTCATTCCTTATGGTTTCATCATCATTCACAATGGCTTTTTAATGGCTGCTCTTCTTATACTTTGGCAAATTTTACATTGCCTTCTTCCATCACACCTGAATGTGGTTGTTGTTTCATTTTGCGGGTGACCTCTCTTGCAAATTTTTGTCACATGAGCAACAAAATGTTCATTCTTACCACGCAATAAATTTTCCAATTGTGTGACAGCTTCCAAATGTTCAGGATTAACACATGCTCTGTTCCTGCACTTATGGTCAATCACCAAACCACTTGGAATTTCACCAAATGTCATCATGTATGAAAATCTGTGTGCATAAACATTCTTCCTGTTTTCATCAGAAAAAACACCATAACCATCAGGTTTGATTGCTCCTGTATATAACCAACAACCATTTGGTTGTTTATTTATTTTTTTATTAAATCTTTCACTTGCATTAAGACGGTGACAACCACAATCAATTTTTCTGCCAGCATTTAACCAACTACCATCAACAGTGATAATATTTCCGCAATCACATAAACAATCCCATTTGGCTGTTCTGTTTTTACTGTATTCACTGCTTTGCTTAATAACGGTTAAATAACCAAACTTTTTATTTATTAGACTTTTAACCATTTATTTGATTTAATTCATGTTTTACTCTGAATCTTTCAGGTGCTTTTTTCATTTAAATTTTATTTATTCAGGAATTTTATAATGCTCCATCAATAAGACCATTCCAGACAATGCAACAATTGCAACAATGGCAATGACTGCAACCAACCATTCCAATGCTCTCATCTTTCTTTGAAGTTCTTCAATATCTTCTTTCATAATTTTATATCCATGTTTCAATAATAACAGGGTCTTCATTGCCCAAACCATGAATGCAGAATTTACCTTTGGGAATGGTCTTTCTTGCTTCTTCCCAAGTGTCAACAACTGCATGTGGTTCCTTATCTGGAATCTCATTCACCCACCTTCTCACAACATAATTTTTTGGGTAATCACTTGGTTGTTTATATATCACATACATTATCATGCTGCAAAAATTAAGATTGCGCCAAATATCAGGAACACAAGGAACAGGACAAAAGCAGCAATGATTGAAAAAAAATTATCCCTGTTCATTTCTTCTCATTTAATTT